TCGTGATGCGCGCCGAGTATGAGCTGGCGGGCGAGACGATGACGATGGTGTTTAAGGGGGTCAGTGAGTTCAGCGATCAGGAAATTGGGTGGCGGAAATGAAAACCGCTATTGAGATGTTTGTCCCGCAGAATGAATGTAGCGGACGCTGCTGGCTCAAATGGTATCAGCGATGGCGGGTTGACTTTTTCTGTTGGCTCTTAGGGCATTCACTGTGGCGAATACACGGTTCTGTGGTGGAGAATCCTACTGATTCTGGGTGGACATATTACGCGACCATCTGCTTGCGTTGTGGTCGTGGTGGATATATGAAGCAAGATTACTACAATAACAAGTAATGGCTGGTAGTGCACCGCGATTACCTCCAGGTTGTGGCGCTGACCTCGGTGTGCCCTATCTTTATAACGCATACATCCACGATTCCGTGAAAGGCTTTGATACCGCGCGCCGCAAACGGGTCTGTTTGAATTGTCATACGCTTGGCTTGATGGATGAAAACGGCGCCTTCACCTGCCCCAAGTGTCGGTTTCTGCACTTGAGTAATTTGACGGCGCCCCGAGCCTTTCGACGCTTCCTTCTTCTCGCGGGTCGAGGCGGCGGCAAGACGCTGGCGGGTGCCCATGCGGTGCGCGCCGAATTGATGATTCCCAACTCCACCTGGTGGGCGATGGGGCCGACGTTTAAGGTGTTGTGGGATTCGACGTTCCCCACGTTGATTCGCTTGATTAATCCTGAGTGGGTGCTGCGGTGGGATGCGGAACATAGTGAGCTGACGCTCAAGAATGGCTCGCGGGTCGCCTTTCGGTCGCTCGAAGATCCTGAGCGAGCACGAGGGCCACATGGAGTTAGTGGTGGCTGGTTTGATGAGGCGGCGCAATGCCCGGAGCGTGCCTATGATGTGTTTACGCCCACGCTCATCAAAGCCGGGGGCATTGTCATTGCCACCACGACGGTCTTGGGTTTTGACTGGACCTATGATGCGATTGAGAAGCGGGCGTTAGTCTACAAGAATCCCGGCTATTGGGCGACCCGCTGGTGGACTGAAGAGAATCCCCTATTCCGCACGAACCCCATCATGATGGAGGAGATTGCGGAGGCGAGACGGACCAAATCGCCGGAGTTCTTTGCGCAGGAGTATAAGGCGGAGCGGAGAAATGCCACTGGCCTCATCTATGACTACTCGCTCATCGAGAAGCAATGCCTCATGAATGATGAGGAGGTCAAGAAGATTATCCCGGAGTGGCCGAATATCAGTCCGTCCCGGGAAGTCTTAATTGGGTTAGATAGCGGCGTGGACCATCCATTTGGGGCGGTGATGGTGGTGGCGACGGAGGGTGGACTGGTTGTTGTTCGAGAATATCTTGAACGTCAGAAGGCGCTATCACAACATCTGCCAGCGATATCCCAAACCCTGAACCTTGGTGCCTATCCAAATCTGCGGTGGTCTGCGAATAAGAACGAAGCAAATCTACGGTTAGAATTTGCCCTGAAAGGGGTAGGGGTAATACCGGCTGAAAATAAACACGAAATAGGGATTCAGCGGGTGCAATCTTGGCTTTACTCACGAAAGTTGTTCTTTGCATATACCGTGCCAAAGACGATTGAGCAGATGCGGGCCTATCGGATGGCCGACAATACGAAGCCCTCTGGCGAAAAGAAGCCGAAAGAGGAAGTCTTCAAGTTCAAGGACGAACTCCCTGATGCGCTACGGTATGCGATTATGGCGTGGCCAGAACTTCCGGTGTCGGAGGAGAAGGTCATGACCGACGCCCAGATGTCGCGGTGGAACGCCCTCGATGACAAGAGTCGCGCCGATTTGGAGCGGATGCGCGAGTATCAGAAGAAGGAAAAAGGCGACGGAGATTTGGAACTGGATGATCCGGGGTATCCGGTGGGATCATTCTTTGGCAACGACACGGCGGATGCGTGGATGGAGGAGGGGAACTAATGTGGATTAGTAAAATTGAGTATCTTCGCATCCTCACGGAGCGGGATATCGCCGTTGGCATTGCGAGGGCGCTCGAACCCCGCGTGATTGCGATGGAAGCCGCCGCTGATTGGATGCGCGTGCGTGTGACCCAAATCGACCATGAACGTGGGGCGCTCATCCAGAAATACCTCGGCGTGAGTGTGCCTGCTATTCGCTTTGAAGAAGAGAATACGAGTCGGACACCTGTCAGTCACATCATCAATGATGCGGGGCAGCTCTTCTCTGATGTGGGCGATCAGGAAGCGGCGCGCATGGGGATTGGGTGGGATGACGAGGGGAATTTTGTTCCAACGGTTGTAGCACAGAGTTAATTCTATGGCAGACTTCACCACGCCGCTTGATCGCGCCACGAAAACTCCCGTTCCCAAAGATGCGGGGAACTCCGCTGATACCCCGCTCACGGGATCGTATGATGATCAGGAGTTACTCGACCTCTGGGAAATCCTGAAGCACGAATCATTTGATTCGCGCTGGGTGTTTGAGCGCCAGTGGCAGCGGAACCTCTGGTATATTCTGGGTCGGCAATGGATAGAATACCAGAGCAAGTATGGTGGCTGGCGCGATAAACGCATGGCCGCGTGGATACCCCGCCCTGTCACGAATAAGTGCAAGGAAACGGTTCAGGCGATTCGGGCGATGTTTACCTCAATCGCCTTGAGTGTGAACGTCAGACCGAATGGTTCTGATCCGTTGAATGTGGCCGCAGCAAATACCGCTGATCAGATGGCGCCGCTCCTCCACGAAATCCATCTGATGAATCAAGCGATGTCGGAGTTTGATTTTTGGCTCTGTGTGACCGGGAATGCGTTTATACATGTGTTTGTCGATTATGATATCAAGCACGGTGTGCTGAAGGTGGGGTCAGAAGAGTGCCAGAGTTGTCAGCAGGTGACTTCCACCGATCAGTTGACCGGGGCACAGCCAACCTGTCCTTCTTGCGGCGGCAATCAATTTGCCCCCGCGATGGACGAAACGGGCCAGCCCATTCAGAAGATACTGCCCAAAGGGGTGCCCACAACACTTGTGTTGTCCCCACTGGAACTCGCTTTTCCCCATACCTATACCCGTTTTGATGACCTCCCCTATGTGATTCGTCGCCGATGGCGGACGAAACGCTATTATGAAAGTCATCCGATTCTTAAGGATCTGGTCCCCCAAATTACATGGCAGAAGGCGCCGCAGGATCATAGTCTCGCCCTATATACATCATTGGTGCAGACCAACGATCTCGGAATTACGCCAATTTATTGGTCCGAGGGTTCCGGTCGTGGAGGCCAAAACGATGAGGGTATCGCGGAATACGAAGTCTGGATGAAGCCGTGCGATGCCTATCCTGATGGATTGGTGTTTCGCGTGATTGGCGACGGATCGCCGATTATCGTTCATCTTGAGGAGACGGAAGGGTTACCCGGTCCCCTACCGTATCAGGATGCCGATGGGAATCCGTTGTTTACGTTCGCACACGGTATTTTTGAGCATGTCGGTGGGCGTATTCTTGGCTCAGGGCCATTGGATGTCATTATTCAGAAGCAAGATCAACTGAATCAGTTGGATTCGTTGGTCCTCCTTTGTCTGCAGCGCATGGGCAATCCAGTGTGGCTGGAACCCAAAGGGGCGGAGATTCAAAAGCTCACGGGTATGCCCGGGCTCGTGATTAAGTGGAATCCTCTGACCGTAGGCGGTAACGCTAAGCCAGAGCGCATTCCCGGTGTGCCCATTGATGCGTCGGTCATGGCCCTTCGGGAACAATACCTCAAGGATATTGAGGACTTAGCCGGTACCTTCGACATTATGAAGGGGCAGAAGCCTGCAGGGGTGGAAGCGTTCTCAGCCATTCAAGCCTTGATTGAGCGGTCACAGGCGCGCTTCTCTTCGGTGTTTCAATCCCGGGGTGATGTTTACAAGAACTGGTTCAAGTTTGCGATTGAATTAGAGCGGGAGTTTGGCCCGGATGAGCGGACCAAAGCTGTCTTGACGCCTGCCCGGACCTGGACCTATCAGACCTTCAAACGTGCACAACTCCAGGGGTCATTTGTCATTGTCGTGGAAGATGGTTCAACGACACCGAAGACAAATCTGGGCATGCGGGCAGCGGTGGAGCATGCAAATACCTTGGGTATGCTGGACATGCACGATCCTGATCAACAGTATGAAGGATTGAAACTATTCGGCCTCACTCGTATGGTCCCGATGCTAGATATCAACGTGCAGAGTGCACTACAGAAGCAGCAAGCCTTTGAAGACTGGATTATCAATCCTCAGGCGGTTCAGCAAGTGCTGATGCAGGCGCAGCAGCAGGAACAGCAGTATCAGCAGCAAGTCCTACAAGTTGCACAACAGAATACCCTACAATTGCAACAGGCCAAAGACCCCATGCAGCCCATACCGCCGCCGATTCCGATGCCCCAGGCGCCGCCATCCATTTTGGCCAATACGCCTCTGAAGTGGCTCCCGTGGTATAACGCCCAGGTCCATTTGCAGGAGTTTATGAAGTGGGCCAATGATGATCATGTAAGGGACTTGCTCACGAAGCAACCAGCAGCTCAGCAATTCCTGACACAGCATTTACAGGAAATGCAAGCCGCAATGCCCAAGCCCATTGATCCGAAGTATGGACCCAAGGTGAGTTACCAGTTTGACGCGCAGGCGCTGGCTGATCCTCAGGTGCGCGAACTCTTCGATAAGGTGGAGAATATTACCTCGCCGCCACCGGCAGGGGCGCCTGGAGCCCCAGCAAAGCCGGAGCCTGCGCAAGGGGCTGGTCGAGCATTACGCAACAGCAACCAGAATTCAGGAAAAGAAAACAACCCTAAAGTTGCGCCTCAATAGACATGGCGGATTGGCGGGCTTGTTGTGCCTTACGTCTGATGATTTGACAGATTGAACAAATCTGTTGAGGAGATTTTATTCCGACTCGACGGTCAAATTTATGCCCTCGAATACAGCGTTCGGGGCTCGACATTTGAGGCGCCCGCCCTTTTTTCATGGCATCATGGATATTATCCCATTTGGTTCCGAGAAAAAGGTGATTGGGGTTTACACAGGCGGGAATGTCACAGGTGTGAAGAACACAAAGATTTTTGAGAATAGGACCGTGATGCAACTCCCAAGAGACACGATGGGCTCCATTTACCTTTCGAGTATGGGTTGTCATGACCCCGTATCCAAAAGTTGTAGTGGCACCCGTCCATAACCAACAGGTATCCGTTTTGCGAACCTTAGACCAAAATCGTACTGACAGAGGAATAAGTCCGCTTCCTTTAGGTCTTCCACCGGGCATATACCCTTTACAATATGCAAGGACTGTGCCACACTAGAAATTGGAGGGCATGCAATACGTGTGCCAATCGTTCCAGTGCTTCCGCTGGCGAAAAATGGAGTAAACGATGGCTATGAAGTCTGTTGAAATGATGTTTCCTCTGCTGGACGAACCCGGTGATGGTTCGGGTGGCGGTGGTGCACCAAATGAACCGCAGGGCGCTCCCAACGACAGCGCACCAACTCCTGCGGGCAGTGATTCCGGGAAAGCCCCCCAATCGTCCACCCAGGTTCCGGCTCCTGCGCAAAAAGCTGAGGATGATCGGTATCGCGGCGTTCTCGCGGATTTGCAAAAGGAAAGACGGCAGCGGCAGGACTACGAGCGGCAAGTCGCTACCTATCAGGGTGAGCTGGCCGCAGAAAAGCGTCGGGTTCAGGCGTTGGCCGGGGTCAACCCGCAGTCCAAGGATGAAGTCGATGCGGAGACGATTCGCCGACAGTTTGGGCAGTATTTTCCCGATCTCGCCAATTTGTCCAAAGAGGACATTGAGGCCATCAAGGAACTGCGCGAACAAGCGGCGTCGATGAAAGAAGCCTCGGAGCAGCAATACCGGAGACAGGGGAAACAGACCCTCACGGCGGTGGTCAATGCGGTGACGAAGGAATTTGGGGGCACCCTGTCAGATCGACAGGCTCGGCGCGTCCAACTCGCCTTTGTCAATGAGTGCGAATCCGATCCACAATTCCTGGCCCGCTATGATCAGGGTGATGAGACGGTGATCCCCGAGTTTGTGAAAACCTACGTCGAGGATTTCTTTGAACCGGCTCGTCGCAAAGTCACGCAGTCCGAAGTCGAACGGCAGCGAAGGGTTCCGAGCGGTCGGGATCGCAGTGTCGTCGGCCCGGGCGGCAAAAAGATCGATTATAACAACGACAAATCCTTCGGTGACGCGCTCGTGGAGTCGTACAAGTCCCACGGCGGCGCCTACGGGGAATAAGTAAAGGAATCAGCCAATGGCTGGAGCAGATACGACAGCACTTTCGGGCCTTGCCAAAGATGTCTTTGAGCAGGGCGTGTCTGAGGGCGTGAACAACGCGTTCCCGCTCAAGGAAGAGTTTCCGGTCGAGCAGGTGGACTGGAAGGGTGGACTTGGGACCAAGTTTACTCATCACTTTGGTCGGAATACCAGCCCGTTTTTCGCGGGTGAGGATTCGGCGTATCCGGTCGCGGGCAATCAGACCCACGCGCAGGGTCGGATTGACATGAAGAAGCTCATCGCCAGAATCCGTATGACGGAAGAGGCGATGGCGGATCTGGTGTCCAGCGAGGCATCGTTCCGGAACGGGATGACGGATGAGAAGACGCGGCTGGTCGATGATATTGCCCGCCGTGAAGAGCATGCACTCGGCATGGACGGACGCGCGGTCATCTCCGTGGTTAACGCGGACGCGGCGGCGATTACGCTGAAGAATCCCGGCAACATTACTGGGACGAGCTTCGGCAACCGCTTCATTGATGTGGGTATGGCGCTCGCAGGAATTAACCCGGCTTCGGGTGCGTTGCGTGCGAACGTTGTGAGTGTTCTGAGTACCACGTCGGATGGCACGGGCGCAACGCTGAGTTCGGACCCTTCGTGGACGAGCGGCGACTACGTGGTTCAGGCGGCGTCTACCTCTGTCACGGACATCCAGGATACCGCCTTTGAAAAGGCGTTCTGGGGTCTGCCGGCACTGGTGGACGATGGCACGAACCGCGACAATTACTTTGGTATCCTGCGTAGTCAGGTCCCGAGTATGCAGTCGTATGTGGTCGCTAGCGTGGGCGCTCTGTCGCTTGACGTGGCGCAGCGCACCGCTGACGTGGTGTATGAAAAGCTGGGCGGCATCATCAATGTCATTCTGATGCATCAGTCGGTGCGTCGTGAATACATCAAGCTGCTCGATGCGGATCGTCGCTATATGGGCTCGGACCTCAAGGCCCCAGACGGCGGGACCAAGGCGTTCACCCAGGGTGACCTCACGATTGGGGAAGTGGCCATCAAGGCTATTAGGACTCTCGGCCTTGCACAAGTCTATTTCCTCGATACCAAAAAGGGCGGCTTCAAACGCTACGTGGCGGAACCCGGCAAGTTCATGGATCGCGATGGACTGGTCTGGATTCGTGATGGCTCGGGCAGCGGCGCCCGTCATGCGTATGAGGCGACCTATTTTGCGAGAAAACAGTATTTCTGCAAAAATCCTGGTCTGAGTGCGCGTTGGGACGGCGTGTCGGGTCAAACTTTGGTAATTGTAAAAGATTTATAAAGATCTTTTACTCTTTAGAATCAACTACTTATGGTTGGTCCTTGACATTGGGTTTGGGCATGTTATACTTCCACTAGGAGGTATAGCATGTCCACTTTTCCGGGTGAAGCGAAGCAGCGAATCGGCAGTGAAGAAGACGGGTTGGGGCGGGAACGAAAGACACATTGCAAGAAAGGCCACCCCTATGATGAGGCCAATACTTATTGGCACTACAATTGGAAAGGCTATCAATGTCGGGGTTGCAGAGCGTGCGTTCGAGAGGCGATGCAAAAGCACCGGCTTGATCCTGCGGTAAGAAAGCGGGGGGCTGACCGAATGGTTCGGTGGCGGAAAGCGCATCCTGAAGAGTATAAGATACAATATACTCAGGTGTTTAAGGATAAACAAAAAATCCTTGCTGATGCGCGAATAGGTGGCTGTATTCAGTGTGGCGAGAAGCGGCTGGAGTGTTTGGACTTTCACCACAGAGATCGAACAACTAAACTCGGGCATATCGGTGAGTTTAGAAAATTTGGAATTCGTCGTCTCTTGGCGGAGATAGCAAAATGCGATGTTCTGTGTGCCAACTGTCACCGAACATTTCATAAGGTCGAGCGAGATCAGAAACAAGTTTTAGAGGGAGTCTAGGACAATGGGTATTTTTTACGAGCAGGTCGCAGTCGTCAATCGGGCGCCGGTGGCACTTAATGTGCGCTTCGATGGGCAGGACATTACAATCCCGCCCGGGGAATCACAGATTCCCAAGGTCGCAGTGAACTACGCGAAGAACCAGAACCCAATTATGGGGTCAGCGGACCCAGATAATCCCAGCCTCTCTGGCGGGCGCTATCTTATTGGAATCAAGGGCGTAGATGACTGCTCTTTTCTCTCGAAACCAGAATGGGAAGAGCATCTAGGGCGTCCCTGCCGTCTTGATTGGGAAACGCTGGTCGAGGATCATCTGAAGCCCGGGGAACATGTGGCCTTCAAGGGTAAGAAGGCCGGTGTCCAGGCCAAAGGGAGTTTTGATGCTGGTGTCAAGGTCCGGGGCTCACAGTTGAATCCGATTGCGGATAATGCCTGATTTCGTAAATTTTATTAACGACAACCAGAACATGGCGGTGCCTCCCGCCTATTGGTTGCAACGCCTCTATGATTATGATGCCGAGTTAGTTGTTTTCCCGAGCCGCTATGTGCCGTATGCCTACGTCTTGGCTCGGCGGCGACGAAACTTTTCGGCCATGGATCAGGCACTCGCGGAGACGATTACTCAGCCTGATACCAAACTCTGTTTGATGCGCGGGTTGGTGCCGGTCACATTGATTTACCGCACCGGACAGGCATGGTCGATTGACAACATCATTGCCACTCTCAAGAGCCGGGACATTTGGGCTCGGGGTGGTGGCGACAAAGTTGCGGAAGAAGAAGATAGCGTGGATGCGGCGAATGAGGCGGAGATTCGACGCAAGACTCGCAATGATATGTGGGATCGCTCAGGCCAAGCCTGGGAATCCTACCAACGACGTACAGGACAGCGGGTTTCTAGTCCTGGCATGGGTTCGGAGCGCCATGTGCCCACATCAGGCTCCTCTAGTAGTACGGCTCGATCCGGGCTGGTTAGTCTTGCTGACTAACCTCTGAGCGACGGGCTGGCGAGGAAAAGATCATGGCTGTAGCACTTCAAAGCGGAAATCTCGTTTGGCAGAAGGTTAAGAATGCGCTCTCCAATATCCAAGTAGCTGGTGTTGGGTCGAATCCGGCGTCACAGAATGCGTTTCTCGACCTCAAGGCGTATCTATCGCAGGACAAGCGGAATCCGAATCTGCAGTTCTTGCCGATTGATGGCACCTACAATTCTTCGGATGGTGGCAACAACGTCTCCCAGGTGCTGATTGCGGGTGCGTGCACCATTTACGGCATCTATCTGAAGAAATCGGGCACCACGGAAACCATCGTCAAGTATTCCAATAACGCCACGACAGCGGCCACCGATGGCACGCAGGACAGCGCGATTGCCGCGACGGCAGCGGGTGATGTAGTGGTCCTGTATCCTGATGGTCGTGCAATGTCTACCGGGTTCACACTCACGGAAGATACGACCCGCACAGGTTCGACGCTGACGCTGTTGGCGAATCAGATGAGTGGCTTTGCGATTGTTGGAGCATAATTTATGACGAATGCAGAAAAGTTCGCGGCTGATCAGAAGGTTGCGCAGGCTGCGGAAGTTGCAAAGTTGTCAGTCGTCTAGTTCGTATATCTGATGCGAGATTTTTCTCTTCTCTAACGGCCACATAGGTGGGGTAGCGCATCCTACTCCATTCTAGCCAAAGGATTTGTTATGTCCGGTATTCGTTCAATTTATCGAGGTTCGGCGCAGCGAGGTTTTGCCACCGCCACCTCCGCTCCCATCCGCGTCGATTCCACATCGGGGCTCCTCATTCTCGATGGCGCGGGGTCGGGCTCGACGGAAACCACACTTGTGGATACGGGCACAGCCCAAACGCTTGCAGCTAAAACGCTCACATCCCCGATTATTAATGCTGCGGCGTATACCGAAGTGGTCGCAGCTTCGGGCGGCACGACTCGTATCTTGACGGGCGCCTCCTCAGGTTCCGTGAATCTGTTCGATATTTCCACCACCAACATTCTGTATACGCTTCCCGCTCCCGTAGTTGGATTGCAGTATAACTTTCTATCAACCGTTCTTCAGACAAGCGGAACGATTAAGATCATCACGGATGCTGGAACCACCTATCTGAATGGCGCGATCCAGATGTTCAGTGGTGAAAAAGTTACGCCATCGAGCACCTTGGGTCCAATGCAGTTTAACTCTCCTGCGGCGTCCAATTTTATTTCGTTCAATATGAACGGTACCACAACGGGTGGTGGGATTGGCACTTGGGTAAGTTTCCTGTGTGTGTCCGCAACCGCGTGGCTTGTGACGGGGATTGTCGTGTCTCCTTCGGGCACGCTGGCGACTCCATTTGCGAACTCGTAATTGTAACCTGGGGGTGGGGTAGTAACCCACCCTCATCTTTACCCACAGGAAACAGTTATGCCAAGTTCTGATTATCATGTGAATGGTCCAGTCATGGGGTCGCTTCCCGTTGACATGACCAGCGGCGACGCCCTCCAAAATGCCGGGTATATCTTTGTCACGGCGGCGCGGGCGCAAAACGGAGGCGTCAACTCCGATGGCGTCTATGCGTCGGCGGAACAATATAACCCGAATGCCAAAGGGGTGCGCCTCTATACCACGGTCGCCAACGGGTCGGGCACGGTGGTGGTGAAAGTCCAGGTGCGGAATCCCTATACGAATACCTGGATTGACTTAGCGGGTGCGGCGACGGCGGCGCTGAATAATAATACGGGAGCCTTGATTACCATCTATCCGGGACTCACAGGCATCGCAGATAGCACGGGTGTAACGATCAATCAACATCTAGGTCCTGCGTGGCGGCTCGTGGCGACGGTGGCGACGGCGAGTGAGACCTTCTCGGTTGGAGCGGATTATCTTCTCTAACCCGGGGAGGGTTGGTGCTGATTTACATTCGACATGGGGCGTCCGCACTCAATAAGGGCGGAACAGAAGAACGGCTACGCGGCTGGCTTCCAGTTCCGCTAACGCCCAAGGGTGAGCAGCAAGCCCATGATGCGGGGTCGCAGTTGTCCTTGCGCCCCGACACCTTCTCCGCCTCGGACCTTCCTAGAGCGGCCCAAACCGCCGAGATAGTAGGTAAACACCTCGGAATGGCGCCCAAATTAGAGCCAAATATCAGGGATTGGAATACGGGCGACCTCGCGGGCACCAAGGTCACAGACTCGCTTCCTCAGATGAAAGAGCTGATCCGCACTCCCGATGTCTCAGCTCCGAATGGCGAATCTATTGATTCCTATCTCGCAAGATTCGTGCCAGAGATGCGCAAACGGATCGAGGACCCGGGCACACACTTGGTTGTGGGTCATGCCCGGGGTGCAATGGTGCTCCAGGGCATCGCGTCTCCGGTCAACGGCAAAGGCGAAGGAATCGACCCAAAATACCTCTTAGATCGGCCTGATGTGGACCCCGGAGGCGTGATGACCATTGATCCGCGCTGGAATGTCAAGGTGCAGAACCCCAAAGCGGGGAAGGCCGGAAAGACCTCCTAATGGCAACTGTTCTTTCAAATATTCGACAAGCGGTGCGGACACGGCTCCATGAAACACTCGCTTTAACTACGCCGGGTTCGCCACTGGTGGCGCCGCAAGGCACCCCGGGCACTACCTCCATCACCTATGCCATCGTGGCTACCAATTCTGTGGGGTCCAGTGATGCAAGCCAAGGCACAACGGTGGCAACAGCGAATGCTACGCTCTCAGGTACGAATTATAACCAACTTAATTGGCAAGCCGTCCCGGGTGCAACGGGCTACGACCTCTATCGCACTGTTACCGCCGGGAGCAGTCCGACGACGACGGGGAAAATCGGTTCCACCACGGCAGCGACCACCTTTAACGATACCGGGCTCGCCGGAGATAGCGCTGTCGCTCCTGCCATCAATACCTCTGGGATCACCCAGCCCTATTGGACCGAAGCGGAACTCCTAGACATTATTATCAAGGGCTGTCAGGACTTGTGGCGAGGGATTATCGACCTTCATCAAGGCCACTTTGTCAAAATCCTCGATGACCAGTCGTGTAAGTATCCGGCGGGCACCTCTGGGGTAACAACCAATTTTACTGGCGTTCCCGTCGATTGCTTCCGCATCCTGATGATTGAGCCGCACGCAATTGGGTTCAATAACCCGACCGCCGCGTCATGGATCTACTTTAAGCCCAAGCAATATCATTCGCAGACCTTTCAGGCCGCACGCGCCCAACAGATTACCGATCCCGCATTGGCAATGACAGTATTCTATGATATTTTGAATGCCGGTTCACCCGTAGGATCGCCATTGATTGTAGGCGCTCCACCAACCAGTTCAGATATCCCGATTCGCCTTGTCTACGTGGCTACGCTTCCTACACTTGTGGAGACGGACAACAACCCCATCCCCGGGGAAAGCGATAATGCTCTCGTGTCCTGGGCGGTGGCATGGGCTCGGGCGAAAGAGCGTGAAGATCGCAGCCCGGACCCGGCGTGGTTTGCGACCTATTCAACTGACAAACAATCCCTCTTGACGGCCCTGACCCCGCGCCAAGAGCAGGAAGAAGAAATCGTTGAGGGGCTGTTTGACGGGCTGTACGAAGATTGGTAAAGGACGTGTGGAATGGCATTTGGACAACCGGGTAGTGGCGTCGGGCCGAGTAATCTTCAGATTCCTGGGAAGCCCGCAGAATTGAAGCCTGAAGGCGGGTCAAATCTGTTTGGCAAGAAACACAAGAAGGCGCACGCCAACTATAACGCTCGCGTTGTTGGTGGACCACCGAAATCAGCCGCATTGCTTGGGCTGAAGCAGGCCGCTCAGGGTCCAATGGCTCCTGGCAGCTCAATCATGGGACCGGCAGGCGGCTAAGTGGCCGCTCCACTGATTGTTGAGTCGCTGGGTCTGAATGGGGTGAATGTAGATAAGGACCCGCTGGAGCTTGGGGACAACGAACTCATGCAAGCGGCGAACTATATCTCCGACCCTCAGTCGGGGCAATCCGCGATTCGCAAGCGTCCCGGACTCATTGCGTTCAACACTTCAACACTGGCAGGCACCATCCTTGGTGGCTGTGATCTGCCCCTCGCAGATCAGAGTGTGGTGCAAGGTGTTGGTATTGCTATCTATATTGGGCGTGCTTCTACAAGCTAATGGCTGTTACCGGATTGCATTATAAACGCTATTTCATCGTCCTCAATCTGGATGATGCGTTGCGCTATCAGGAATTGCATCCTGATGGCATTGCTGTCTCTCCACAAACAGCAGCAGCTACCTACGGGGCAACAATCTGGGATGGCACCGGAGATAAGCCGCCCGCGCCCCGCATTGATTTGGGTGGATTACCTTCGACCAGTATCCTTACGACCGCAATTGAGAGTGCGCCCTATCCTGCCGGCTATACCGTAGATGGGGGTGGTCTCACGCATGTCTTGGCGGGTGCTCCTGGGGGCACACTCTATTGGGTGGGGGTGTTTGCCGGTGAAAACCATTCTGGCACAACGACCCAGCCGATTATGTCGCGGCGATTTGCGACCGGATTTGAAATTCCGAATAGTCTCGCGGATGGCCCGGGTATTGTGTCCAATACGCCCTACTCTGGGTCCCGTGATGCGTCTCGCACCTCGGACGGATATGGATTTGCGTATCGAAATGAATCCAGTACTACGATTACCGGCACACTGCCAACAACCCTTCCACATAACTCCAGTTCGTGGGAACGCATTTATATTCGTCCTCGGACCTATTCTTCGGGTGGCACGAACCAAGATTCGTTTTGGAGCTGCATCGGCTCACTAGAAGGCGGCGGTCCCGCCCTAAATCTCTTCCTGACCTCAACGGGGTATCTGAAACTCTATAACCAGGGAAATAACGCCTATCCGGGCACACTCATTGGAACTAGTCTTGTTACGTTGCCGTTGAATGTTTGGGCGCGCATTGACATCATCTTTTCTTTTTCGGTTGGGGGCATGTCGGGGTATGCCGTGCTCTTTGTTAACGGGGCCCCGCAATTTGCCGCTGTACCGGTTATTTTTGGCGGATTTGGATTAGGGACTGCTGGTTATCATACCTCTTCTACGCTTTTCGCCAATGGCGGCTCCTACAATGGGATGGAGCTGGATATTGACGACTGGTTTAACGCTCCGGTGCCCCCGACGCTCATTGGGCTCGATTGGACGACGGGAAGTCATTTCAAACGGCTAACACCAACGGGTTTTGGCGCGAACCACATCAATTGGGTGGGTGACTGGCGGTCGATGCTTGCGAACCCGGTGAACAGTGAGCAAAATTCGACCGATAATAACAATGAGCTGACCTTAATCTCCGCTGCGGGCACACTCAACCTTACGACAGATTTTCAGGACGAACAACTTGGGTGCGTGACGATTCGTCTCCTTGTGGCCTCAAAGACCACTACAGTAGGCACCGGTCAAACTTTAGGTGTGTTGTGGGGGCCCACACGGTTGGGAACTAGTATTGCACCGATTTCCTCTATTTCCGGGGGTTCGTGGGGCCAACTACTCTTGTCCAATGCCGGGGGGTCGTTAGCCCCGCCCACGTCCTATCCGATTGAACTTGAATATCAGGCGACCGCGACTTCTATGCAAAAGATTGCGGGCGTGTATGCGGAGGCAGAATTTCTTGGTGTCTGGGGACCAGAGGATGAACCGGATCTGGCTTTTCCCGCCATCAACGTGCATAACTCGCCCTTCCCGAATAGTGAATGGGCAAAGTATATTGGTGGAGGCGCGGATATATTAAGTCCAGCAGCGGTGTATTCCGGCATTTACGCCGGCAATAGCACCGGACAAGACATTACTACGAAGCTCCCCATCCATTGGTGGTGGGTAAGACCTGTGGCGACGGCCAATGTGGGAGGATTCTGGTTCTCTTCGATGGTGGGATCTCATGGGTCATTAAGCTATACGCCCGCGCCACAAAAAGGCGGTACACAATTTCTCCAATTGCCAGATGGCACAGGTGTGGTGCATATCGCGGGGAGTAACGCCGCGCTCAATCAAACGGGCAAGACCTATCAATGGGTGGGGTTTAGCGATCCAGCTATGCGGTATGTGTTGAACGGAGCGTATTCGCATAATGCGAGCGTGACCTCCGCCATCAATAAATTACGAGACGCCAGTTTTAACCCGGACGGCTTGTTCCTGATGATGGAACACGCCGCCACTGATTTAACTGGAGTGTATTTCAAGGGTCCAGGCCACACGACCAATCAAGCCGACCTCTTGGATACGGGTGTAACGGCAACGGTTGTGGCCACGGGACAGGGAAAGATCACGACCAAAACCGCTGTGCACGGGGCGTTACCGGGGGGAGCCTTTTCTGCGTGGCGGAATAGCGATAGCGCGAGCACCACGGGTCCTGTGTATATTGGCACCTATACGGGTGATGGTACGGGAGCACGGAATATTGCGCTTACGCTGAATGGCGCGTCTCCTCTCTTTGCTATGATTTCTGCGGGGGATAGCGCCGCGTATTTCCGCGACCCCTCGCATCTCACGACACATAGTTGCACCTTGGCTGGTGTGGATAGCACGACGGCCATTACCGCAGGCACCGCCAATCAGATTAGTGTGGGGGCCGCTCTCAACACGAACCTCACCAAGTATGAGGTATTTGTTCTCGCAGGACAGGTCACAGGTGGATGGAGCGCCAATCCCGCCGATCCTATCTTTGCCGTGAACACCTCGGTCATTAATGGCGGAGCCTTTGTGCCCGCTGATCTGGGCGGTTGGTGGCAATCACTCAATGGGTTTACGGGTGGGTCGAGTCTGATTACGGTGCCACAGAATCCCCGGCACCCGCGTGCTTGGGATAAGGTGGCGGCGTTTGCAGCGGGAAGTAATGCGGGTGTTTTAGGGGGCTCGCCGGGTATTGCGACGAGCTTCAACAACCATTTGATCTATGCGGGGGACGACTATCTCCTCGGGGTGGAGGAGCCAACGCTGAGAATTTTTGATGGCACCTCTGACCGCTTGATGACTCGGATGCCGTCCCTTGCGGGTGTGCCCCCACAGTGTATTCTGTCGATGCTGCAGGCAGCGGGGATGCTCTATCTCACCACTCTTGATGGGGGCGCAGACGATACCTATACCGGACGAGTGTTTTCGTTTGATCCAAATTCACAAGTGCTCACTCCGTTGGGAGCACAATTTACCGGTGGTGAAGTGCCCTATGCGTTAACGTGGCATATGGATCGACTGTGGCTCGGCACCAATCTGGCTAATGGCGAACCGGGGAATGTGTATTTTATCCGTCCGGGAATTGACACCGCCTGGACACTAGATCATGCGCTCTCTGGTGATACTCTGGGTGGTGTGACCTCGATGTGTTCCTACAAGGGCAACCTGTATGTCGGCACGGATAATGTTGGAGCGTCAGCCGGCAAAGTGCTGGTCCGCACGACAGTAGATGGGGCGTATGCTGGATCAAAGACCGGGCCCAATACTGGCGCGTATAACGGGTTCTTAACACTTGGTGTGTTTAATACGCTCTTAATCGCCACCTATTGGGACTCCGGTCCTAATTCCCTGATTATGTCGTTTGATGGGACGACTTGGACCACCATCTATACCGGGGCAACCACGACGCAACGTCCGCTTACCTCGCAGTTTGTTTGGAATAACAACCTCTTTGTGGCAGGCGGAAGTAAGAGCTTTGGAGCGGTCCTCTTGGAGTCTGATGCGGGCGCGGTCTTTACAGATCGTACGGCTTTTTTGACTGGCGATACCACCACGGAAACGACTGTGCCAGCGATTGGCTTGGTGGGACTCTAATGGCATTGATGGTGGTGCAAGCCAATACCAATTTGCAACTGGTGAACGAATCAGGGGTAGTCTCCGCCCCACTGATCCTGCCGACAGGTGTGACGCTCCGCAATGATGTGCCGCCGCGTTGGTGGGTCTACAACTACTATACGGTGCTCGTGAATACCCCGAGTCAACCGCTCATTATAGATGCTACTGGCGTGGTGCGGTTGTTGACGCCCAAGCCACCACGACTTGCGCCTATTCTTTCTGGTGTAACTTCGGGTGGACTTTCAGGCACGTATAATGGTGTGCGTTATACCTTCGTCACCAAGGATGCATACGGGAACATCATCTCTGAAAGTGATTATAGCCCAGCCTCAGGGCCGGTGACTATTACAGGTAAATTACTCACGGCTTCAGGACTAGATATCTCTCCCGATACGATTACCGGGCGCCGCATCTATCGTCCAACGAGTGGCGGGGCGGTGTTGTTCCAGTGGGTAGACCTTGACGGCAATGTCCTGACAGCGGTGAGTGATGATTTGCCAGATGCTGGCTTATCATTGGTTGGCGCACCCAAATTGGGCACACCGCCCCACCTGACCTTAATCGCTGAGTTTCGTGGTCGGCTCTTTGGTGTCGGGGACCTTGATATTAACAATGTCCGCTACACGGAAGCCGGCATTCAGTATGCGTGGCCAGAGACCAACATTATCCCTATTCCATCTTTGGGGTCAGATCAATTTGGCATCTCTTCGCTGATTCCTCGCCGTGATGCGCTTGGAGTTGGGCGCCGCAATCTGTTGGCCCAGATTACCGGCACAGGTGCGGAGACTCTCGACTCTAATAACAATGTGACCAACATTGACTTTGACTGCGTGATTCTCTCACGTGAACTCGGGGTGGAATCCCAAGAGTCGATGCGGGTGTTTCGTGATGTGGCCTACTTCTTGTGGAAAGATGGCGTCTATAGCTGGGGACCCAACGGCATTCAATGTATCTCGGATGGACAAATTTCCGGCGCCTCCGCGTATCAAGGTGCGAGCGGGGGCAAAGGTCAGGTTCGGGCATGGTTTGCGACGGATGATTACTTTAACCGGGACCTCTACTCGGGGGCATTTGCGCATATCGACCCAAATCATCCCCGGTATCGGCTCTTCTTGGCCTCCGCAGGGAGTTCGGTGATAGATACCTTCGTAGACTACGACATTAACTGTGGCACATGGTGGGGGCCACATTCGACCAACGCCTTCTCGCCGACGAGTGCCTTTAACCGCACTACGAGCACTGATGCCAATGTTCCAGTCATTGGCGGAGAAGACCAGAACATTTACAACGATCAAGCGTTGCGCACTGATAGCGCATCTACTGCGATTGCGTGTTCTGCTATCGGTAAACGTCACGCGCTCGAAGTCCCGGATCAAGAGAAATATTTTGGTGAAATCAGTTTGCTCGGGAAAGCCCAAACTGGTGGGCACCTCAACGTGATCTCGCGGATTGGCGCGATGAACGGCACCCAGACGTTGACGCAATACTACGATATGCGCTTGAATCGGCAGAGATTAGGGCGGCTGGGTCGTGGCAAGCATCTGCAACTCGAACTCGCCAATAATGAAGTCGGCCAAGATGTCCAACTCTTTGGCTATGAAGTGAACCCTGTGCAATTGATCGGTAGGAGATAGTATGGCTAACGCACCCGCAAAAATCGCTGGTCCCGCGTATATCGCGGCCACGGCGACCAACATCTATACCCCGGCCACGACGCCCATATATACAATTATCAAGCATATTCATGTGGCGAATATTACGGCAGGCGCGGTATCATTTAATCTGTGCGTGAGTACGACGGGTAACGCCTCAGATGGCAAAAATCTCTTTAAGGGCCAGTCTGTGGCTGCTAATGGCTCTTTTGACTATTACTGCAATCTGCGTATGCTCGCAACGGACTTCCTTGTAGGTCTTGATGGCAACGGCGCCGCGCTCGTTATCACCGTTGAAGGCGAGTTCTCCGTGATCGTCACGTAACATGGCTCCTCTGCGCCCGCAACAGTATCGGATCTCCTGGCCCCTGACCCCCCAGGGTGTTGAGGACATCGATACGATGTTTGAAACGCTCTTCAAGGCGTTACGGCAGGCCAGTGTGGCTGCGGCGGGCTCGGTGGCAACTCCTGTATCAACGGGCAGCAGTCTCCCGGGCCCAATGGGTCCTCCAGGGGATACGGGGGAAGATGGCGCGGACGGGGTGCCCGGGGTTCGTGGAGCGACAGGCGCAACCGGCTCAACAGGCTCCACGGGTGCTCAGGGTCCGCAAGGCTATACCATTCAGGGAAATGACGGTGAGGATGGGGCTGATGGATTTCCAGGAGTTGCGGGCGTAGCGGGTGTTGCAGGTGCGGCTGGAGCTGCTGGGGTCATGGGACTGATGGGTCCTCCAGGTCAAGACGGGGAAGACGGGGATACCGCCTACCTCGGGGCGTTGAATACCCGTCCCATGATGTCGTTCGCCCAGGTCTTAACCCGAGTAATGTTGAGAAATTAAATGATTATTCTTGATGCAACAACTAAATCTTTAGAAATTAAATTGGGTGGTGCTATTACCACTAATCAATTACCTTTTGTTCTTGGGTATGTTGATCTTCTTTCAACTGACCAATCTATTTCTGCTGTAGGTTCAAATGATGGCGTAACTAATAGTGGGACTGCTGTTGCTATCTTAGCTGCGCCCGCAAGTGGACATACTAGACAAGTGAAGTTTCTATCAGTTCAAAATGCTGATACTGTTGCTGCTACACTAACATTACAGTATAATGACAACGGTACTGAACGAACTATTATCCAAATAGCATTAGCGGTGGGTGATAACCTCATCTATACGGATTAATATGTTTACTGTTATTGATAAAAACGGTTTTACAAAGATAAAGACTGGCATAGTGTCATCATCAGATTTATCAGATAGTGCAAATATCCCATTATTAAATGCAAATAATCATTTTACTGGAACTGGTAATCAAGTATTTGATGGAAATGTCAAACCTGCTACGACTCAGATGTTGTCATGGAATACTAGAAGTGATGGTCCGGTATATCTAGCTGCTAGCGATGGTTTAGTTGTAGTTGTTTTTTATAGTACTAATCTTATTAATGCGCAGAATCAAGTATCTGGATTTTCTGATGCAAGTACTGGACCAACTGTTAAAAGAGCGTTATGGACATCAACGGTAGCAGCTTCTAGTGGAATAGGAGAAGGATTTATGTTCCCAGTAAAGAAGGGGGATTACTATCAAGTTGTTGGAGTGTCTGGAATTGGGGGATCACTAAGTATTACAGTATATTGGGTTCCACTTGGGACGGCAGGATAATATGCCATTCCAAATTATCGATAAAAATGGCAATCTTAAAGAAACTATAGGTGTGTTACTTGCTGCCAATTTTCCTGCCCTCACGGGTAATGTTACTACTGTTGCTGGATCGTTAGCTACTACTGTTGTAGGTGCAAGTGGACTTTTTAATATTAGTGGAGCTAGTGCTGGACAAATTGCTTTTCCGGCTACTCAAAATCCCTCAAGTGATGCCAACACCCTTGATGACTATGAAGAAGGGTCCTGGACACCAGTTATTGGTGGAACTACAAGTGAAAGTGGACAGAGTTACGTTGGTGGTGCTCAAGCTGGGTTCTACGTTAAGGTTGGTCGATTTGTATACGCCAATTTTTTAGTTGAGACATCAACAAAGGGAACTATTGTTGGGAGTATTACTATTAAAGGGTTTCCTTTTAGTTCTGCAAATATATCTCTTAATCGCTCAGTTGGTCCTCTAATATTTTTGCTCTTAAATACAAATTGGGTCTACATAAATTTATCAATGACAAATAACTCTGCCACAGCAGAAGTGAATGGTGCTACAGCGGCAGGATTAGGCAATAACACTCCATTAACAACTGCGGATTTGACAAACACAACTTATTTCAATGGTAGCATTTGTTACCAGACAGCAACCTAATATGATTACTGAACTCTCCTTCATTGACAAAATTGAAGTCCTCGAAGATGGGCAAATCCAAATCCGCCGTGCCGACAAGGTGCTCCGGGATGGCGTGGAAATCGCTAAAACTTATCACAGACACGTTCTAGCGCCAGGGGATGACCTCACGGGACAGGATGCCCGGGTCATCGCGGTTGCACAAGCTGTGTGGGCCAAACCCTAAGCAAGAATCGTGCCACATCGAGTACAATAGGAATAGGACATTATTATGGCAGGCGCAGGCGGCGGAATTGTGACGGGTGCCCCGATCCCTCAAACAGGGTTGGTGCCGGCGGCGGCGCTCACCGGAACCGTCACAGGGACGGAAGCGGGGGCCTCAGCAACGGCGTATTTGGATGCCCTTAAAGCTGAAGGATTGTCCTTTGCTCCAGGCAGCGCCTCTAGCACCTCGACATCGAGTGCGACTCCACCTCCTGTAGCATACGGAAGTGGGGGTGGTGCGCTTGGAGGATTACAATCCGCAGCTCAGACCGTCGCACCTGTAGATACCACTGCTGCGACGACAGCTGCCTTTGGCGCAGCCAAAGACCAGACCGGACTTGAAACCTCTGGTGCTTTGACCGGACTTCGCTCGGCCTTAGGTGGACGTGGGATGCTTGGCTCTGGAGCAGAGATTGGTGGTACGACGAGCGCCATTAACATGGGCCAGCAACAGTTAGGTGCTGCCAGTCGAGCTAATGCCACGACGCAAGCCACTCAAGCCGAAACAAATGCTCTCGCCAATCAAGGCGCAGCAGTAACGCAGCGTGGGCAAGATGTAACGGCAGAGGGACAGGCGTTTTCGGGTCTCGTGGCTCAGCGTGGGCAGGATATCTCTGCACAGGAATCCGCGAATACTCTTGCGGTCCAGCAGACCATGCAACAGGCACAACTGCGCCAAAGTATCCTAAATGGATTACTAGCGTCTGTGTCCAAGGTGTCGTCGCCAACTCCTACTGGTCCCTCTGCGAATACCGGACTGTATTAACATGGCACCCTTTAACCCCGTGAACGATCCGCTTGGCCAGTTGATCGCCTTACAACAGCAGGCACAGGAAAAGCGATTTGGCGCCGCTGTTAAGAACCCCTCAACACAGGCGGGTCCACTTCCTGATCCAAATTGGGATGCGTATTTTGGCGCAGTCAATAACGCGGCTGATGGTAAGCCCGTCGCCTATGCTGGTTCGTCGGGTCCTGACCTGGGCTATGATACGAATAATGGCACCACGGGTCCCGGCGTTGAACAATATGGACCCCGGGGCATGCAATTTAACAAGAACCCACGACTTACCGGACTTCAACAGGCGACTACTCAAGGAAAATCCTAATGGCTAGTTCACTCGATATCCTCAAGTCCTTGAGTAGTAATGCGGATAATCCGACCAACCCGATTCAGGTTGAATTGGCGCAGCGTGCTCGCCTCGATGAAATGAAACGGGCCCTCGGCATGACCTATGATACGACGGGGGGCATGGATAAGTGGGGGAATGCCACAGGTTCGTCCTTTGCCACGGGAGCGACACCCTCAGATGTCTCCAGTCTAGAGAGCGATGTCTCGAAGGCGCCCTACACAGGTGATGCGGCTCAAAAGGCCTTGGTGGACGAAACCACTGCTAGTCGTCCCGGGACACAGCAAATGGCCGCGTCGGACTTTGCGAAAAAGCTCGGCCTCCAAATGGCTCCTGTGCAAGCGAAAGCTGCTGGCGATTTGGCCGTGGCCAAACAACAGGGGCAGAACAAACTCGATGAGCAGAATCAAAACCCCCTCTTGAAACTGCTGGCTCCTTCAGGTAGCTCAGGTTCCCCTGATGCAACCCCCACGGGTCCGGTGCATGTCAGTCAGGGCGGGATTTCCGCTGATTTCGGCTCTGCCAAACTGCCCCAACTCGTGCAGGCGCAACAGCATGATGCCCAGATGGGGCTGAATCAGATTCCGAAAACACGATTGGAACTTGACCAACTAGAGAAAACCGGCGTCGTCGGGGGTTTCCGGGGAATGCTCACGGGTGCGGCGACGAAATGGGGCATGAACCCCGTTACGGACGCGATAGGAATTACGCCTCCTAATTCTGCTCGTGGCATCAGTGCTTTTCAAGGGCAAAAAGAACTAACCCTGACCAACTTAGCTCGTGTGCATGGCGGCTCGCGTGCGGCGGCAAGTCCAGCGATTATGCAAAACTGGCGTACTCTCGTGAATAACGCCACCACTCCTGATGCCCTTCGTGGTGTCTTGGATACGGCTGAAAACTGGCTGCGCATGTATGCAGGCGCCAAAACCAGCGAAGAGCAGGATGCCATTGATTCGGCTCTGCTCGCATCTGGTGGAGGCGCGCCCCCTGCATCGAGCGGGGGAACTTCGGGAGCCGCAACGGGAACTGATCTCGGGCCGAATTGGCATCTTAGCGGAGGGCAATAAATGCCGCCTCTGAAACGTTTTGATCCAACGGACCCCTCGAATCCCCCGGCATGGGGACCCAAAGCGTGGATGCCTGGAGAAGACCCCACGCCGTCTCTCCCTGAACTCCCTTCGACGGACCAATGGGGATTGAGTAATGCTCCGGTCAAAAAGTGGACCAATGCCAATTTGAAGGATCTCCTTTCTCCTCCTTCATTGGCAGTCAAATACTCTGACGTGTCCCAAGATCCGCATGGTCCGCTTCCTCCAATGGGCGGGGATCAAAATCGGTTGTTGGCCGACGCGCAAAGAGCGGTTAGTTCAAGTCCTCAACAGTCAGGAGCGGATGTGCCGCGTATTGGTGAACAACGAACAATTCAGGGCACCACGGGCGTGTGGACCGGAGCGACGTGGAAACAAGTGCCTGACCAAAGCGCATCGACTGAACCCGGCACCTTTGCTGGTGGATTCATGAAGCACCTCTTGGAAAAAGAAAAGTCCACGGTTGCCGCTCTTGCCGGAGGTGCACTCTTGGCCGCTCCGGTGATTGGTGGCCCCGCTGCTGCAGGCATCGCTGCTGCTGGTCCCGCTCTTTCAGAAATAGGGGCCCGGGGCTCGCAAGCGGTGAGTGGTGATCCTGTTGAACCAGTCGGGTTGGGCACCGTTCTCAATGTCGCGAGTGGACCCGCTATGGTGTATGGTCCGGGCATGGTGGCCCGTGGTGTGGCGAAGGGTGCGCAAGCCGTGGCAAACTCTCCTATTGGGCAAAAAACTCTTGGAGCGGCCACAGGTGGTGGAATTGGCGGATTCGTCGGGGGTCTTGTGCACGAACCGTGGCTGGGGGCCATGCTCGGGTTGAAAACCGGAACGGCGGCGGGGCCTGCTATTGGACGTGCGGCAACGTCTGTTGGGGCTAAAGCCGCCACTGCTGCGGAAAATCTGAATCTCGGGAAAACCTTTTCTGAAATTCCTGAAGCCTTTGGCGCGACTCCCGCAGAACCAGGAGCGGCCACCCCTCTGCAACGTCTGGTCACCGCGATCAAAAATAAAGTATCCGGGCCCAATGAGCGACCCCCCGTTATGATTCCTGAACCTGGAGCGGTGCGCCCCTCAACTTCGCAAGCTCCACCTCCTGATCCGTTTGCCGGGATGAGTCAGGAAGATTTGAAACGTGCGGGATTTCCTCCTGACGTGCAGGCTCGCATGCGGGCGGATGCGATCAAAAATCAGCCCCCTGTTCCTCCGAAGAACGTGAGCACCGCGCAGCCTTCCATGTCCACGGAACCTAGCCAGCAACCCGGTCAACTCTGGCCCTATCAAAGTGATGCGGTGCAGGCGAAGATTCAGGCATTACGGGATGCCGTGCCCTCGGCTAGTGCTTCACCCTCGGATCTAATGAGCGCTTATCTCAAATCTGATACCTCGGGTCGAGTGGGGAATTTTGAAATGGACGGCGTCCAGTATCATGAGGCACCTGGAGGCTCATCGGTTTCGACTCCTAAAACGGCTGCCGATATTGTGAAGGAAATCAATACCAGTTCTCCAGAAGGTCGCATGACCGGGCAGTGGCCAGTGGAGCCGGGACAGGGTGGGCTGGCAGATATCGGCGGACTCACATCCCCGGATGCGCCCAATGCGGATGTACTGAATCAATATGGGGGTCCACCGGGATCGAGTTCGCCCAGTGCACCAGCCGGCAGTGCCTTTGAAGCGGAGTTTGGAAGCCCCGACCCGGCGTCCAATAGTTCACTCGTTACCTCAGATATCATGGCTCGCCGACTCGCGCGACTCCAGCAAGTGTTTGGGGGTCGGCAGTAATGCTCCCCAATAAACAAAAAGATGCCAAGGCGGTCATCTCTGCTGCAGCGGGGATTGCGACATCCACGATTGCCGCAGCAGCCGCAGACGCCTTGAAAACCCTTAATGCTGCCGCCCTCGTGTCGGCAAAGGTCGTCTCCGAGACGGCGAGTAAAGCCTTGGCCGAATTTCCCCGTCTACAAGACGATATTCGTGAGATTCGTGAAGCCCAACGGGCAGAGTCAGGTAATACCGTTGCGATGGTACGGGACCTCTTGCAAGCTCATACTGGAGCAGAAGAGATTCAGCTCACTTCCATCAACACCACCGTGAAGGCTGTTGAGGCGCATATGGTTAAACAGAATGGGCGACTCGACAAAGCGGAAACCCATATCACTCGCCAGAATGTGGCCATCTTCGGAGTTGCCGGTCCTATCGCCCTCATCATTCTTGGGATTGCGGGACGCCAACTCCTCACCAGTATCATTGCGGCTGAGCGCGCGGGCACCCTCGTGGACTGGCCTAATCTCGTAATGATTGGGCTCGGAGTGGTTGCCGTTCTTTTTGCGAGTGCGGTCTACTTTGGCTACAAAGTGAATCAACTCTTGCATCGCCCGGTAGCGATTCCTCCCTCGCTTCTCCCAAAACCTTAAAAGGACATTCCCATGATTGGTCTCATTCTCGGTCTCGTGCTTGTTGGGGTAATTCTTTACTTCATTGAACGCATTCCGATGGACCCAACGATTCTCTTGCTCATTCGGGTCGTGATTGTGGTCTGTGTCATCTTCTATCTGGTGAATCTGTTTGGCTTTGCGGATTTGCCGCTGCCCCATTATCATAGCCGGTAATGGCCGAAACGCTTGAACAGCGCATCACCCGACATGAGGGACTCCGCCTCAAGCCCTATGTCGATACGGTGGGCAAAATCACCATTGGGGTGGGGCATAATCTCACCGATAACGGCCTGACGCTTGCCCAGGTTGAAGACATCTTCCAGAGTGATGTCCTGGAGGCACACACCGACCTCCAGCGCGTCCTCCCGTGGGTGGCGGGCCTGACCCCTATCCGGCAAGAAGTCTTTGTCGAACTCGTCTTCAATCTCGGGATTACGGATTTGGCACAGTTCCATACCTTCCTGAATCTCGCCCAAGCCGACGATTGGAACGGCGCCTCCGCCGACTTGCTGACGACCAAATGGTCCCGACAGGTCAAGGGCCGCGCCATTGAGTTGGCACATTTGTTGCTTTAGATAAAGAGTGATAAACCATGAGCCTCGCATCGTTCTGCTCGACATCGAGACTTCGTTCAATTTAGTCGCCGTTTTCTCCCTCCTGCACAACGATTACATCCACTCCGACAATATCCAAAAGGAGCGCCATCTCATTAGTTTTGCCTGGAAACTGCTCGGCAAGCCTGGGGTGCACGCGGTGTCTCTTCTGGATGACACGAAGCGGTTTAAGGCTGACCCCCACGATGATTGGTATGTGGTGAAGCATCTCCACGAGGTGCTGTCGAGCGCAGACGCTATCATTGCCCACAATGGGGATGCCTTCGACCTCCCGTATGCGGAAACTCGCATGCTGATTCAGGGATTGTCGCCTCTCCCGCCTATCCCCAAGATTGATACCCTCAAGGTCGCTCGGGGACGTTTCCTCTTCAACTCAAATTCCCTCGACTATTTGGGCGGCATTCTGAAGTGTGGACACAAGAAGGCTACTCCTAAAGGCTTATGGCTCAAGGTGTTACAAGGAGATGCCAAGGCCGTTCGGACCATGGTAAACTACAACAAGGGGGACATTCTCTTGCTTGAGAAGGTCTTCCTCAAGCTCCAGCCCTACATGAGCAGTCATATCCACCGGCAGCTCTTTGGTGGAGGCGGGGCTTGTCCACGATGCGGCTCCAATCACATTCAGATGCGTGGCATCCATCGGGCCACCACAAACACGTATCAGCGCTATTGCTGTAATTCTTGCGGAGGTTGGTTTCGAGAGAAGAAAGCTAACAAACAGTTTATCCACACCCGTATCCTCTAAGGAGATTTGATGAAAAAGTATCTACTCGTCCCTCTCATGGCCTTGGTGATGGCGTGGACCATCAACTGTGCCTCGGCGCCGGTTTCCAAGGATGTGGCCATTGTCAGTCTGCAGTCGTCCAACGTGGCTCTCTCGAAGGCGGCGGATGAAGAGCGAATTCTCTGCTTCGTCAACCCGCAGGTGGAAAGCGGCCCGCACTGCACCAATCCTCTGGCTCTGGCCTCGGGCTTGACCGATGCTCGTCATGCTTCGGCCACAGACCTTTTAATTGCGGGCTTCAAGGATCAAAAGGTTGCTGCTGCGGCTCTCACTCTCTGGCAACCCGGGCAGGCCGTGCCATCAGATGTGACGGCGTATCAGGCAATAGTTACGAATGTTGTCGATGTAGCGAAAGTGCTCGACCCGAGAGGTGCCGCGTTCCTCACGCAGGCACAAGTCGCAGCGAATGAAATTGCAGCGGTGTTGACCGCGATGGGGGTGAAGTAGATGTCAGTAGCCATGCTCGCCGCACTTCCTCAGTTGATTGCTGCCGGTTTAGCAACCGTCGCAGAGATTACTGCTCTGGTCAAGTCCTTTAACCCGGGCATGACCGCAGCCGAACAAGCGGTAATTCTCCAGTTTGTCATGACCAATTCGGACAAATACATCGCGCTCCTCGAAAAGGATAAGGGACCTCAGGTCGGCTAATGGCCGGGTTCCTCTAATGCCCCATAAAGACCCCGAACGGAACCGTCTAAGCCAGTTAAGATGGAAACAGGCGCATCCCGGATACCATAGGGTCGCCAATACCAAGTATGGGAAATCTAAAAAAGGCATCGCCAAGCGATTAGTTTCTTACAAGAAACATGTCGCTGAACACCATGCGAAAGTGTGGGCTATTAAGGCTGGCCCTTGCACGGATTGCGGACATACGTTTCACCCCGAAGCAATGGAATTTGACCATGTGCGAGGTGTCAAGTATAAAAACATTTCTCAACTCATTGTGCAAAGAACATCGGTTAAGCGACTCGATGAAGAACTCCTCAAATGCGATTTGGTATGCGCTAATTGTCATCGAGTTCGTACGTATAACCGGCGTGTTGCAGAACTAAAGTCAAATTGTGGCTAACTTTTTAAGTCCATTAGATTTGCGTTATCTTGATGGACGTTTCTTTGAGGTTCGTGCGCCTTTTGGCTACGCAGTCGGGGCTCCAGACGGAAAAACCGTTGTTAATATCCCAATAGGGTTTAAGACGGATTTCGCTTCGATCCCTCGGGTGTTTTGGAGTCTTCTCCCACCAACAGGGTGGTACGGAAAAGCAGCTTGCGTACATGATTTTCTTTATCAATACGCAAACATCAACGGCATGGTTATCGACCGTAAATATGCAGATGATGTACTAAATGAATGCATGTGTGTATTAAAGGCGGCGTGGATTTTGGAGCGCGGGTTTACGAAACCGGATTATCCACAGATGCCGCGAGGTGAGTTAGTCACACTCATAGAGCGAGAAATTATTTACAAAGGTGTTCGAATTGGCGGCTTTCCAACATGGCGGAAGTATCGAAAGGCCGACCCGGTATCATGACCACTACCCCCGCACAAGATGGTTCACTCGATGGCCTCGATGTGTGGGGGCGTCCAGATGATGTCGCAGATGATGATTCTTATTTTCAGAGAGGGAGACTCTGTTGCCTACACAATTTTGCGGTTGCGACCCCGAAGCCAGCCATACCTGTGAACGCCATGCCCCGTATGGGCCAGCGACACCGCCCGTAGAACCCCCCGTTCAAACAAACCGTAAAGCCTATCCTCTCGTGACCGGCCTGTTCGATTACTTTCCGAAGGCGCTGCTTGAGGTATCCCATGTGTCCTATGTGGGCAACGACCAGCACAATCCCAACCAGCCTTTGCATTGGGACCGCTCGAAGTCCCAAGATGATATTGATGCCTTTGGGCGTCACTTCCTTGAATCACGACACAGCACCTTTGATAGCGATGGGGTGAGATATCTCGCAAAATGCGCGTGGCGTTTGCTGGCCTATCTGGAGAAGGAACTTGAACAGGAGCAGAAGTGATGCTCGTGGTATATGTCGCGGGACCATTTCGCGGTGCTCACCATTGGGAGATTGAGCAGAACATTCGGCGAGCGGAAACTCTCGCACTTGAAGTGTGGCGAGCGGGATTTGCCTGTATCTGCCCTCACCTTAATACTCGCCATTACCAGGGCGTGCTCCCCGATCATGTGTGGCTCGATGGAGACTTAGCCATTCTCAAAAAGTGCGATGCGGTGCTGATGACTTCTGATTGGATGCGTTCTACCGGAGCGAAGGCTGAGCATGACTTCGCCCTCCTCCACAGAATTCCTGTATTCTACACCCTCGAAAGCCTGCTACACTTAGAAGATGAAGATTTTCCTCGTCTGGACCGCCATTGGTATGGCGTTACTCGGGCTCTCGGCTAGTCAGGTTCTTCGCCCACAAGTCCCTGCACCTCTCTCCGCGATTGTCCATATCCTGAGCATTGACAGTGAGGGCGAACTCATTCATTGCTCGGGATTTTTTGTGGACCAAACCGGGTTGGTCGTCACGGCTCGCCATTGCATCGGGGAAGAGGTGGATGCGCCGATTGCAGTGAACACCACCTTAGCCCACCTCGTGAATGAGAGCGAAACCCTCGCCCTGGTCGCCACCGATGTGTCAGAAGCGCACGTCTTCACGATCCGTGATGAGGCGCCCGCCATCGGCAGCGGGGTCCTAGATTTTGGCTATGTCGGGGAGTATGGGCTGGTGACGCTCATCCATCATGTAGCAGGCTACTATACACTGCCATTGCTACATCAGCTCACCTTTTTGGATGCCCACTCCGACTTGGTGCTCGACGCCCCGTTGATCAATGGGATGTCTGGTGGGCCCTCCATTGATGAACAGGGCTATGTGGTGGGCGTCAACGAAGCATCGAATGAGAATAATTCGGTGCTCTGTGGCGTGGCGGAGATTCACGCCCTGATGCCGCGCTAAAACGGGATATCGTCATTCACGGACTTAATTACACGCGGGTCAAGCCACCCCGCACGCTCGAACATTGTCTTTCTAAATTCATCGCAAAGTGCCGATAACGTCTCGGCTTCCAGGTCTTCAATCTTAATAGAATCGCCGCCAAGTTTGGTACGAACAAAATTTGGTGTGCCCCACGGTTCGAGTTCAACACTAAACATGACCATTGTTCTCCCCCGGTAATGAAATCCGCTCATATGACTTTGTGGGTCGGCTGACGGTGGCATTCTCCAGCATAGCCAGCGACCCACCCAACTCGACAAACTTCTTTTTGTCCAATTCCTTCCGCACCGGCTCGACCAGCGAAATCTTGTAGCCTTCTAGCTCTAACGACTTCTCGCCGGATCGTTCACGAAGCTTGCCAATGTTAGCTTTCTTGTTTGCAATGGCAATTTCCAGTCCTTCAAGCTGAGTCTTCAAACCATGATAGGTCTTTAACTCACTTAGCAATTGCCGCTTGAGCTGCGGGCTGAGTTCGACGGTTTGCGTCACGGTTGTGGTCGCGGTTAACATTTTCCCTCCAAGTCAGACTGCACAGATTACAAAAACGGGCACCTTGACTATTCCCGTCGATCATCCGCGTTTCGCCACATCGAGGACAACTACTTCCGGTAACGGGTGCCATGCCACGTTTCTCCTGCAATCGGAAGGCCATCTGCCCAGTCTGGGTTTTCAGTTACAAGGGCTTCATATTCGGCTACACTGCCCTCTTTCAAGGACGCTTCTGAGACGATTTCGTCATGGATACTGAGCACTGGACGATAGGTTCCAGAGGCTTCCAGTCGAGTTAAGGCTTCCGCCAAAATATCTCTCGCGCACGCCTGGGTGACGTTTTCCGTCAGTAATCCTCCGTAACTTGTTTGACGCTTCCACTGCCGCGTATGCGCATCCACCCCCATATACGAGAGCTGCATGCGTGTCTCGCCCCACGGGGTCTTGCGGGGCGTCAGTTGGGGGCCGGGGTAGGCAAGGCGTCGGCCAGAGGGCAAAATACAATAGAGGAATCGTCCATCGAGCAACCACTCAACTTTGCCACATTCGACCGGAATGCCTTCATTATCCCGGTGCAGCGCATCCACCGCTGCCTGCTCCATGTCATACCAGAGGGTTTTGACCTTCGAGTATTTGGCCCGATATGCATCCACTACACCTTTGGAGAAGTCTTCATCAATGGTGATGCCATAGGTAGCGGCGGTATCCACGAAGCGCGAGGCACCCATTTGAAAGCCACAGCCCAGGATTGTTGCCTTCCCGAGTTGACGTTCCTTCGTGTCCGCTTTCGTGCACACCCGGTGGTAGATAGTGGACGCCATGTCGAGGTAGATATCTTCGCCCCGGCGGAAAATGTCCAAGGCGTCTTCCTGACCGGCCAACCACATGACCACGCGCGCTTCAATCGCACTGTAGTCCGCTACATAAAGTTGACTGCCGGGACGACTAACGATAGCGCCTCGCAAGCCTTGCGAGAGGGCGTCCATGATGCCGCCATAGTGAGCGAGCAGGTCCCCTCGTCCCAACTTAAGTGCATCCCAGAGCACATCCATGTCTTTAACAGTTCCACGGACAAAGTTATGTGGCTGGACCCCGGCTCCTGTCCAACGCCCTGTTGTAGCGCCGTGATAAATAAGTCCGCCTCGTATTCTTCCATCAGGGGCCATCCAATTCTGCATCGCTTCATATTTGGCGGTTGAGGATTTGCCAAGCGTCGATAAAATCTCTAACCCTCGCTTAGTATCCGGCCTAAGAGTATTCCTTGGGTTCGCCAGAACTTCTGAAATCGTTGCTGCCTGCGTATCTTCAAGGTCGAGCCCTTCGCCTTCAAACCACCGGAGCATTTGCGCGCGTTGGGTGGCTTTGGCGACTTGGCCGTTCGTGAGCGTTTTGAGTTCGGCATTGAGCCGGAGAGTTTCCCGATTGATGAGGGTAAGAGCGGTCGTAACGGCTTCTTGGTCAAGTTGAAACCCCCGTTCATTAATCTGTTGGTCGAGGACATAGAGTGCTGATTCCTGCTCATTCAGGTCAGGCAAGGCCGCAGACAACGATGCCTCAGCCAATACGTCTTGGATACAATACGCCCAGAGTTGTTCAAATAGTTCCTGAGATTCCCACCACAACAACCCCGTGACGCCTGCTTCTCGTTCTTTCTTGCGGGGCTTTCGAGGCTTGCTCAGCTTCAACATCAACTTATGCCCCGCCGCATCCTTGTGCTCATCCAACCCTAGGGCCCCAACAGCATCCTCAAGAGATCGAGGCAGAGCATGAGCTGCTGCCTTGGCCGCTGAATCCCGCCACTGGTGGGGTTGGGGGAGAGGAAACCCGTATTTGGGCGTCAGAATATTTGTCCAAATACTTCTCTCGAAAAACGCATTATGACAAGAAACTAGACCGTCCTCGATAATCCACTCAACCAGTTCTGGTAGTTCAGGACACTCCGCTTCCGGGATTTCTAAGGAGGAAAATTCCGGGTGCCAAAGGGCAGTTCGTTCTTCTTCCCATGAGGGAAGACGGAACCCGAGGCAGAGAACTTCCGTCGTTTCATCAATACTGTACCGCCATGCACCAGATTTGCGGAGTGAAACAGCGCTTCTGGTTTCAAAGTCCGCAACTAGACAAGGGGCGTTCATTCACCCCTCAAAAACTTCACAACTCGCTCGGCGGTTTTGCGCCCTAACTTCCGCTCCCCGGTGGTAATCTGTGCCCACTCTTCCACACTGGCGGATGCGGCCCCTCGTATGGAATGAAAGCGGGATTCGACGGCTTTCGAGGTTTTGACTCCAATCCCGGGCCACTGACAGACGGCGGCACGGAAGGGTGAAATCGCGTAAACCGTCGGGGAAACATGTAGAGCCAAATGGCTAGTATGCTGATCCACAGCACGATCAGTCCACCAACGATACAGATTCCCCAGGAAACGAACGGTATCAGCACGGGTGTGAGTGTGAGCGACATGCAGCCCTCCACAGAGTTCGAGTGTGAGCAATTGTTTGTCGAGTTCGCTAGCCATCATGTGGCTGTGGGACTTTTTCGTTTTTCCCGTGATCACATAGCCTCGTGGATCAACTCGCCATTCTCCCTCAACCAGCAGCCACGTATAATCATACGTCTTGAGCAGCCCCGGTAACTGATGCCCGGCGAGGCGTCCCGTGCGAAGCGAGTTAATGAGATCCCCAAGGACCTTCAATTCCACTCCCACATTGAGGGTGGTGCCATTCGGACCCTTGCCCTCGAAGGCGATGTCGCCAAATTCGAGTTCAACTAGTTGTGCCTCAAAACCAGCTTGTTGTAGGGGCTTCAGCAGGTCATTAGAGCCAATACGCCTATCGACTAAGATCATGGGGGCAAACCCCTCCATTAATTCGCTTTCCATTATTGCAATTAAAACACAAAACTTGCAATCCAAACTCTTTAGGAAAACCGTGACGTTTTAACCAATAGTAAAAACGCATGCCCATGATACGACCACCCAATTTTTTACGATGTGCATTTCCGTCATTTCGGATATGGTCCAGACACAAAAACTCAATCTCTATTTCACAACAACAGGCACAACGAGCGCCCCCGTAAGCCTCAAATACCTCTCGCTTCAACGCAAGACGGCCAGCAGTAAATTTAGCACGATACTGCGCTCGTACAATCGGATCAGTTTTTATTCTGAGATACCGTTTTGCGTGCCGTCTTTGCGTTTCACCCGGATGGTCACGAGCCCATTGAGTGCAGTAGGAAACCCCGTGTGCCCTCTCCCACGCAAGATCCCACTGTTTCTTGTATTCGCGCCGCGCAACGGGGTTAACTAAACCCAATCTGATTCCTGTGAATCAGGAAACAGAAGTTGTGCTAAGTCAGGAAAGTCTATATTGTAATAACTCTCTCCTGCGATAGCCATATTTTGACGGGCATTCACGCAATGCAGGCCGAAGCCATTCTCCTTGTCCCAGGAGTGGCGGATGTTGGCCTGGGTAATGTAGCCACACTCCTTCATCCCTGTGGGTTCAAATTGTCCACTTGGGACCGGCGAACCTTTGTCATTAGTCTTCCATCGCTCCTTCACCTTCTCGATAAGTTGAAGATTACAGCCCGAGTCGTACGCCCGTTGAACCAAATCTCGGTAACGGGAATTGAGTTTGACGTAATTACGCGGAGCATCGGTGCTAACGCCTTGGGCATTTTCGCCAAACTCCGCATACCGATAGAGTTCCCAGAGTTCGGATTCGGTATCCCAAATGACCGTCCGGGCGTGCTTGAGGGCCATCTCATAGTCTTCCTCAAATTGGTCCCGGAGGGCTTGCGCCGCCTCTTGGGTGCACTCATTCCGCTCAAACTCATACGAGATGGCACGGATGTCTTTGCCCGCTTTGACGAATTTCTCCACAACACCTTCAAGGCCGATGTCAAAGGATTGAATAGCAATGGGACCTGGGGCAGTCAGGCCAAAATGATTCTTACCACTCTTTTCCGGGCCATAAGAACGCCATATTAGGCGATATGGAACCACTTCTTTGACGGGTTGAAAGTTACCCCACGTAGACTTCTTGACGGGTGCTGTTGCCATTAGTTCCCTTCATGCTCATGTAGAGCGGTGGAAAGTAGTTCTTCTGTTGAAGGCGACCCCTCAATTACAAGCGCCTTCTGTCCGTTCAACCGTGCAATAAACATACCGGTCGCGGGCACCAATCCGTCCTGTGCCACATACACCGGCATGCGTCCCGGGTCCTGTTGTTTGGACAAGAGGGATTGCAATTGTCCCATTAAGTGGGCGACGACATAGGTGGATTCGATGGCCACGTAGCCAATGGGGATGTTGTGCTCGATGATACGGTAGAGGCTCATCAGAATGAGGCAGCAGAAAAACACAACAAGGACCATAGCCGGATAGGTGGTAAACCATGCGCCGGCAATAAAGGTCAGTCCCACGAGGGTGGCGATCACAAGGTTGATAAACATCAAATCATCCCTTCAGATTTGGCAAAATTGAGGCACATATCGTAATTGCTCTTCAACTCTCGTGCGGTCCACGAAATGTTGTAGGCGCGAAACTCCGGCGCATACGGCTTTCGAATCGACACCATGCCTAGCCACCCATGCTGCAGTTCCAGCCAATAGGCATACAACATAAGTTGTGTGCCATAGCGATCAAACTTCGGGGGCAAGGAAGAACACTCTTCTGTTGGCAGTTCATCAAATCCCATGCTCGTGAGCTTAATTTCGCCCACCCGCGTCTCGCCGTTCTGGATAATCAAGTCTGGAGAGTAATAAATGCCTTCTGGAGAGCAGAGTTCTCCGGGTCGGTGGGCCACCACCCCATTCTCAATGAGTAAATACTCCAATTGCGCTTCCCAGGCGCTCCCCAATGACATGAGTAAATAGTTGGGCGCACCCGCATAGTCATAGCGTTTGGGGTCGAGTTTCGCATAGAGGGCGCCATAAATATCAGAGGCATGAAGTCCTTGTGACCGCACCAAGTCGGATTTGCTAAAGTCCAGGGGGTGCGGGTCAGGAGTAATAATCATCTAGTCCTTGGGGTCGGGGCGCACGCCCGCGTGGAGCGAGCCGCTAACCGAGCCAGCGCATCTGACAGCTTCACTTCAATCTCGTCCACATACGACACAAACACCTCTTCATCGGCTGAGGGATGACGCCCACAACGCAAGCAACGCCACGTCTCCTTGTGGTCCTTCATCCCGCACAGATAGGGCTGATCACAGTGGCAGACGCTCAGGTCACGATTGGTGCCACGACACGTCTCACACGTTTCGTAGACTTCACAGTGACAGGTTGGTTCCTGTGCTCGCGGTGGGGCGGGTGTCTTTTCGCTCATGGCTGTTTCTCCTGCAGCACCGCTTCGAGGGCATTGGCACAGTATCTAAATCCTGATAGCTTCCCATCGCAATATAGTCGCCGATTCTGATCGGTTTGCTTTTCTTCCTCGTTTTCGATCTGCCGGATGTGCTCCCGCCACTGCGCCACCAGCGCGAGTAGGGGATCAACTGAACTCGGACACGCGCCTGAGCCTTTACAGTACGGACACGATGGATCGGCTTTCCCATATTCGCTCACGCAATGCGGACACGGCGGGGTGGCGTCAGAGATTGGATCGCGCATCGGCTACTCCTCCTTCAAAAAATTGGGCCGTTTTTCAGGGTTGCCACGGCTCCCACGGCAAGTTACCCAGCGGACGCTCAGAAGTGCCGCCGCCCTAACTGAGGTGTGCCTTTTGCTTTTGCACACGCGCATAACACGGGTCGCAATAATTCGCTCTCCAAACGGCCCATCGATATTTATTACACTGTCCACATTTTTGATGAGATAACCGCCCTCCTCCCCCAAGCCGCTGAGATTCTGGCGGATCGACATCGATGTTGTCCTTGACTGTTGGTGGTTTTAGTTCTGAATTTAACCTTATTTTACGCTCTAACCTAATTCGTTCGGCGTGTAACCGAACATATTTTGCTGCACGACGTAAAACAACCGGATTATCTTGAAAGAAGCCAAGGCCAGTATTACACCCATTACAAATAGCTCCGCGTGTTTCTCCGCTTACATGATCGTGGTCTGCAACCAATCGGGTATCTTTTTGTTGACATATACTGCATACCCCAACGGCACTCTTTTGCAGATTTAATTTTTGTCGATGACTGCGCTGACTCATCTATACTTCGTTATCCTTTCGCTCCAATACAACTACAACAGATCGCCAGCACTTCGGACGCTGCGCCAGAACCGCTTTCTTGGTCGCTAATCTCGCACAGGAGGCCACTTGAGACGCGGAAACTTCACCCCGAGTAGTCAGCACCGGCCTGTGGTCATACTCGAAACTAGCGGAAAAGGTGCAAGTCATGTAAAATCAATCCTTTACGGATAAAACTGGCCCCGAAGAATCCGCTCGGAACCCACACGGTCAGAGCTGCCCCAGCAGCTCCTAGGCCTCGATGAGACTTACAACCTGCTCTTCACTGTCATACGCTACGCCATCAAGCCCACCCAGATACGTGTCACTGTTCTTACCCGTTAACAGCGTGGCTACCGTATTCCGCCCCTCGGGGTCGTTGCTGAACGCCTTATCCGTCAGCACCTTCATGAGGATCTTCGACTTCGCAATCGTCCCACCTGATGCCTGGGCATACCGGATCAGGGCCTCGACCGCCACTTCATCAGTATCCACAGTCTTGGCTTTAGCTGCAGTCTTACCCGCTGGCTTCGCTGCCTTGCCATTCGCCTTCCCTGCCGCCTGCGGCAGATCATACACCTTTGCCACCACCAAATCCTTCAGTGGCCACACGCGGCCATCCTTGGCGGTCTGTGTGCCCGCCCGCTTGCCCATCCGCTCCTGCTGAATGAAGCGCACCCGGGTCCCCACCACCGGTTGATAGGTGATTTCCGGGTCATCATTCTCGCCCAACCGACTCTCGGGGAAACCATCGCCCCCTTCAATCGGGTTGACCAAGGAATTGATGAAGATCCCAGCCTCACTGAAGGCACTGATGGTCTGCCCATCTGGGGTCGCAAGAGTTGTGCCATCCGCACTCACCTCCCCAAACCGTGAGGCGTCCGCAATCAGCAGCCGCTTCGACACATCCTCTTCCGCGCCATCCACCCGTGCACTCACGGTCAATGATAGCGGCGTGAACTCCTCTCCCTTTCGCGGCCCCTTCTTGATCGGGTAAGTGTCCCCTGATTCAAAGGTCATTCCTGTAATGAGGGCATCGACTTCATTAAGAAATCCCCCGCCCTTCTTGAACGACGACGGTCTCGCACCCATATGTTGCGTCTCCTGAAAACCGAGTTAACTCACCGACTGCGCGCACTCACTACTACTGCAAACCTCATGCCTAAATCGCCGACCCATCTGGAAAACGCGCTCCGTTGCCAAACCCCGCGACCGCTGGCGCATTAGGTGCTGGTGCCCCACTTGGACAGTACAAGTTCTCAAGGCCGCGCAAGCATCCGTACTCTTCCGTACATCTCCCATATAGTTGAGCGGTGGCCATAATTTCAAATGCCACCACTCGATAGTCCAAACTTGCCTGCGCCAATCGCCACCGGGCATCCCAGAGGTGAGCGCCCTGTGCACCGGCTGAGTCATCAGGATTCAATTGGGAACACAACCCCTTGAGCTTCCCCACAAATTGTCCCCACCATGCCACACTGTCCTGTCCAGGTGCCTGCCACGACGGCACATTCTGCGTGAAATGCAGCCATGTGGGAATGCCCACCGGATTGGTGAGTGCACACACCCCATTGATCAGCCCATCCAGCCCATTGGGCCCATTCCCCGGCACACACCCCGTATTCAACTCCTCTCCTACTAGCGCAATAGATTTGTCTGCAAGTCCCTGTGCAATCAAGGCTTCCAGAAATGGCTCAATCATGGACTGCAACATTGGCCAACCGCCTGACCGATCATCACCGGTGCCACAGAGCCAAAAGCTCGTATAAAACCCCCAGGACTGGATGTACGCGATGAGATCGAGTGCACCTTGCAGGCCGAGGGTATTAACGGCGGTGCCCCGGTCCAGATGAAAGTGGCTGTGGTAGCGAATCGCATGTGCGGTCAGGAAACTGTCAATAACGGGTGTTCCAAACTGTACATATTTAGGAAGTAAAAAGCTCATAGTCATTTCCGGTGGGGTCGAGTTCGCTCCATCCACCCACGGGGGTGTCTTCGGCAACATCACTCCGCCAATATCACCACGCCAGAAATCCCGCGTAAATCCTTGAGGAATTTGCAGGTTATCTGGCGGAGTCGTGTGCACGATGCCTCCACCATCAGACGCATCCCAATAGGGCAGTCCCTTCTGCCGCACAGGCTTGGGACGAATTGAGCCCCCACTTCCCCCACCCATCAACAATTTGGTTCGTGCGGCCATTTATAGCGCCTTCAGGTTAGCACCCAGCACTATCGTGGGCACTGACCCCGCTTGATCGCTACAATACAGCAAGCCACTACCCCCATTCACCACCGTGGCCTGCTGCCACGCCCCATCATTAGTATCGGCTTGTGTGGACACCACCCCTTTGTCATCAATCGTTAACACGGTATTTGAACCGCGCGGATAATGCACCCGCACTTTACCTCCGGCTGCTGATGGCATTAACTGATCCTGCACAATCGCTTCATCATTCGAAATCATTCTGTTCTCCTTTTTGTGTGAATCGCCACTCCCCGTCCCATCTTCTCCTCCTCGGGTTCCTTCGGGCACGCTCCTTATCGTGTTCTAACAAACACGAGTAAGGGGGTGTCCAACTCAGGTTAACCTTTGTGTTTACAACAACTTAAGTTCGGTCTCACACCCTATTGGAGTGAGACTAGCTTTTCTGATATTTGCCATTTTCCTTAACAATTTCTTCACTTTTCGTCAGTCTCACTACGAGCCGTCCGAAGGTAGCTTTGGGCAACCCTGAGACTTGGAGCCACTCTGCCCAGGTCAAAGGCCCCGCTTGGAGTAAGTCTAAGAGACCCTCAGTCTTATGTTGCACGCTTTGTGCCGCCGACTCGATAATGACACTGGTTAAATTCTCATCTGGGTCATCGTGAGCGTGCCGACTAACCCGCACTTCACGATAAGACAATTCCAGAGGTTCGGGCTCTCGACTATCCTTCATCTTCTCATTAGTCAGCGTCAAGCTTTGGGTATTTGCATCATGGTCCACGCGGTAAATCGTATCGCACGCACTCGCCAGACTCGTATGCCCCCGTTCATGGCTTTCATCGCGCCCGGTATGATGCAGAATCAATATCGAGGTATTAAACTCCTGCTTCACCCTGTCCACACCTTGGATGAACTGTCCCATATCTTCAGGCGCATTCTCATTACCAAAGAAGCAGCGTGCGAGGGTATCGATGACAATGAGCACGGGCCATTCACGCGCAACGGGCTGGTCATACTCCGTATTCTCTTCTGGGTCATACCCTTGGGGTTGCCATCCAATAGCTTCTCGAATGCGATGAATGAGAATCTCTACGTCGTCAGAATCTGCTGTCACCATCAGAGGTTCGGTAATAAAGGCCATCCGAATGTGGCGCGGATCACACTGATGCTCTTCGCTCCAGGCGCGAGCCCGTTGCACCATACCTCCACCCCCTTCACCAGCCACATAGACCACAAAGCCTGGAGTTAATACTGCACGGGTATGCCACGGTTCGCCCGTTGCTAATGATGCTGCAAGATCGAGAGCCAAAAAGCTCTTGTAGCATCCTCTACGCCCATAGAGTAATGATACCGATTGTTCTCGCAACACACCACGAATTTGCCAGGGCGCCGGAGGACGGGAGACCAAATCAGCAAACGCACATAACTGTAGACGATCTGGACGTTTAATCAACAACGACTCGACATGCTCAGTTTTCATCGCTTACTCATCCCTGACTGCTGGGCATGATAGCCCCAACCGGGGTCAGCGGCATACTTCATTTTTGCTACGCCGCCTTTGATATTGGCAAAGGCTGCTTGCCGATACGGCTTGCTTGCCATTGTATAGCTATGAATCGGATCCAAGGTAGATGGGATTTTCGCTAACTGCTCGCATTGCTCCATCAGCGACCACCAGAAGATGCGGGTCATGGGCGGCGTCCTTTCCAATATGTAAGCCATTCGGACAAAGGTATTTCATGTTCTCGTAAGTTGGTAAACGTGCTATACCAATTGTTCAAGACATCTGTTCGAGTCATTAATCTCCCTCCTCATCAGAACGTTTCGGCAACCGATGCTGGTTATGCAGATGTCTCCACGCATCATACTCAAATCTAGTCGTTGTGTCATCTGGCAACGGCATCGCCCCACCCCACGAGCGCCCGCCATAATGGTTGACGAGAATGGGGGCGCGGGCAATACGTTTGACTTCTTCAATCGTCAAGGGCTTCTCTTTTCGTGAACGGTGGAATAGTTTCATTTGACAATTTGCGTGAGGTTCCAAATTGTCGCCCCACCATGCGTGGCCACGCCCACAATATAGATCGTTTTCGCCAGCTTCGGATGGGTGACATGCCACCGCTTATACGCCCACAAACCAAAGCCTGCTTGCCCCGCCAACATCCCTTGGAGCATCACCCGATTCTGCGTGGGCAAGGTGACTTCGCGTGCCTGTTGTTGGAGCCCGATATCTGTGGTCACGGCATCACCGCCAAACGCCATGAGCCAGCCTGCGAGCATTAACGGTTTCATATGCCCCCTCTCGATTGCAAACGCCATGCCATATGGCCGCTTCTTTGGCCGCTGTAACTTGTTCACTTTAATAGACCTTAACTGCATTTGTGTCCAGTTTTTTGGCCGTTAAACTTGACCGGACGGGTCATAACACCGGCCCCCACAGCGGGGGCATTCTGATACCCCATTGGTAATTTTAATGACACCATTTCCCCCACACTTCTGACACAAAATCTCGGTCCATCGTTTTGACGGGGTATCTGGTTGTGGGCTTCGGTGAACTACCGTTGTATAGCCCCCACCATTAAATTCCATTGCTACTACATCCCACTCAGGATGATGCTCGTTAATCCACCCTGTTGCCGCATGGGTATTTCCTGCAAGATTCTCGGACGAATAGTGCCATTTCATATATCATCACCCTTCCCGGGACGGGTCCCTGTACGAAGCCGTTGTAAGAGATTATTTGCGGCTACCTTTAAGTGCAGAGTTGCTCTTTTAAGAGTTTGATAGGCTTCGTAGTCTGAAGCATAGTCTACCATTGATGGCCCCTCGATGGCATCCGTATATTGACGGTAGGCCGTATCAATGGCTTCAAGATCGGCAGAGATGTTGCCCATATTTGTACAATCAGGACTATGAATAGGACAATCATAGGCATCAGAAAATGGACCAGAGCATTGAACGGGACTAATGGTTTTTCCGCATATGGCACATTGATAACGATAGGCCACATTCATATGGGGATGGTCAACTACGCAGGGTGTTCGGTAATCCATACTCGTCTGACCTTGCATACCCCATGCCATATGACAGCTCGATTCAATCGCTCTACGACAACCCGTCTTCCCGCTCGGGAATAATTTCAGGGAATTTGGTAGAAAATGACCTCATCTTCCCGCTCGGGAACTCTCTACGACAACCGCTCTACGACAACGGGGCATATGACAGCCCGGGTCAAAGGGGCGATAGGCTGGACCCTATAGGCAGGCGCAGGATAATAGGTTAAGGTATGTATAGTGCGGACATGAACTATAAGCAAAACCCATGCCATATGCAAGGGTTGTGCCGTGTCCTATTTCGAGACAGTGCTGTCTACTTTGTGTAACAGAACGGCACATGTTCCATAATCGTGTCTCGTTTTGACAGAATGGAACACAATTCCAAATGGTAGATGGCTGCATGTTGTTGATTCTAAACGATTGGCACGTTGGACCATCATTTGCTATATGGTATGGCATGAGTTCAAAATACGATTACCGCGACCCAGGCACTGACCCACGCTATTGTGACGGTATCTCCGATGATGGCGCGGAACCTGATTATCCAGTGTGCCGATTCTGCGGCCAACCCCTGCCAACGGACCCGACAGACTATTACTGTGATGTCCTGTGTGAACAACGCGCCATCCATGAAGGGGAAGACGGGAAATGAATACGACCGTATTCGATGTTGCTCTCATCGCCTTAGGTTTTATCGTCGTATTCGGGAGTCTCGGTTTTGCGTGGTATCTGCTATCCACAGTTAGGGAGAATTAGCCAATGTTTGACAATACCATCGTCATTGACGGTAAACGTCTCATTATCAAAGGATAGAATACGATGAACACTAATCAAACAATTCCCGGCATCGGTCCTGGCGCATGGGATAGCGCCATTCTCGCGCGAGAACAAGAACGCAAGGCATTGAACACGGCGATTGTCTATCGGCTATATACGGAGGATAGACCCGGCTTGCTGGTGCTCATTTCCCGCTACTTTTCAGGCGCAACCATTCTGTATGGTTCGGGTCTATGGTTAGGCAAAGTGGAAGCTGGCGCAGTTATCGAAATCCTCGCCACATCAAACGACCTGCAGTCTATCATCCACTTGGCCGGTGATATTAAGGTCCAGAATCATCAGTCGAGTGTGCTGGTGACGTGGGCGCCGGTTTCCCGATTGGATGTTTAACATGTTGACCAGAATCTTGCGTCTATTCTGTCGGCATGAATACATCCGGTTTTATGAAAAGGATAAGCTATCACTTGTCTGCTCGCGGTGTGGACATCAAACGACAGGATGGGCGCTTAAATGAAACTGCTAACAAACGCTGTGGTGTATTTTCTGTGGCGCGCGGTGTGGGCAGGGTTGTATTTGTCTACGGTGTGGTTTATCACGGATGTCATTGAGGAGATATTTTGATGCTTACTTGGTGGTATCTCTACTGGTCGCCGGAAGGTCGCTGTATTGCGACCGTGGAAGCCCGAACAATGCAAATAGCAATTCACAAAACGCCAAAACCTTATCACCGTTATCTTGGCGAAATTTACGCGGTGAAAGTAGACTGATAATGGCTTGCCAATTCGGGTATTTGCTGAATGTTATGCGCGAGCAGCGGTCAGCGTGGCAGAATCGCCCGCTACATTCCAAGCTATTATCTGGCACGCCTGGAAACGGTTATTCCCGCGTGCGGTCAAATATCAGCTTCGGAAACAATGGGAAGTGATAGGAGAATACTAACATGAGCGAATTACGCGGGTTGTCTGTAATAGCGGCAGATATTCGTCAGCATTGGTCTAAGGTGTATTTTGGGGCAGTGCCGTATCTAGCAGCCATGAGCACGCTCAACCGTATCAATGAATCGTACGGTTGCGATGATGCCAAGTCTATTGTGCTCTACTTTTTGAGCAATGCGACAACGTGGCGCGGAGACGATGCACGGCGTATCAAGACGGAGCTTAAAGCCATGTTGAAAGGCGTCTAACATGAAACACTTATTCCTTGTGACCGTTGAAACCGATAGCCGTGATATCGATGCGCCGACGGTGGAATACATCTCGAATGAAATCCAGAACAATCTCGAATATGAAGCGCACCGAAGTGGTATCACACGCGTGAGCGTTGAGCATGTCACCCAGGAGGAAACCCTTGCTTAAATCAAAACGTTACGACCATGTGGGCGCTATCATCGACTATGAGAATGGCGCCTTAGACAAGGACCAGATTATCGAATTGTTCCAGCACCTTATCGACTCGGGCCTCGCGTGGCAATTACAAGGTGCCTATGGTCGCATGGCGCATGCGTTATGTGCGGAGGGATATTGCCATCGTCCCGGTGAAACCAATCATTACGAAAGTTAGAGGTAAAATATGGCGAACATTTCAAAGCAGCACTTCATCCGAGCGGCGGAAATCGTCAAGAGTATTCTAGAGGGACATTGGGACAATTCTAGTCCCGATTGGGCAGAACGTTGGGACTACAATGACGGGGCCAATACTATTACTCCGCGCGGTCGTGCCGTCCAAACCGCCGAAGCATTCCTGCTGCTCTTCAAGGAATACAACCCGCGATTTGATGAGCAGCGATTTTTGCAAGCCTGCGGGTTAGTGGAGGTGCCGCCTAAAAAGCAAAAGCGGATTCTAGTGCTCGGTGTCGGCTATCGCTGCGACAACAATCCCGGTGGAAAGGATGCCTAAATGTCTACCATCAAACGCTCGTTTCTCCTAAAAGATGAAGACCTTGACTTTATTAGTGAGATGCTTCGCGTTGCCCAAGCCGATTTGTTACGATTGGTAACAACGCTTTCTGGCCGTATTGCGCCGCAATGGCTGGAAACCTTGCGCCAACATGCGGAGCGTTGTGCGGATATTCGTGAACAGATTGAGGGGAGATGATGACGAACAAACATCCGCTTGATGCGGTAGAATCGGCACTCGTGGACGCGAGTAATGCGTTGCAAGATGCGTTGCCGGATGAGCCGAAGTGGAAGATCGGAAGCGGTTTTGCGACACGCATGGCAAACCTCGATGAAGCCATTGATGCGGCGCTCCGCTTAGTGCAAGCGGAGATACGCCGCGACCTTGACCCGCCCGACCCGCGCGACTAGTTACCTGCCTCTCATGTAGCGTTACGGACATCAACGTAACGCTATTCTTTTGTCCAAGTACTTTACAATACAAAGTACTATGTATGCATGTACGTTGGTACATTGTTATGTTGTTATCTATGTACCAGCGTACCAATGTATCCTGGTACCAAGGTAGGGGGACACCCCCTCAGCCAGCACGCACACCAGGGGCCGTAGGGAGCGTGCGTAGAATTTTTTCACAATTGAAAAGGCTTTTTCTCAAGCAGGAGAGTGGCGAGTGGCATCCCCGGATCAGCGGTGGGCTGGAGATACCAGATTGAGCCGTAGAGGTCCATGAAGTAGCAGCAGTCGCGGTATTGGTGGAACTCGCCGGGATGGAGGGTCACAAAGCCCGAGGTTGAGGTGGAGGCGTCGGTCAGGACGTCAGGATACATTAGGCACTCCCCTGTTGGATGCGCAAGTAGTCTTCGAGGATGTCGATGTATTCGCCCAGATGTCGTGTCAGAGTGGAATAGACCGAGGGGCCAAATTCAGCCCGCTCTTGACGAAGCAAGTCCAGGTCCTTCTTCAACTCCAGGAGGCGGGTAATGGAAATCATCGGCGGTACCACACTTTGAAAAGGCACGGGTCAAAATCTTGCCGTGACCATTCGACGCCGCGCCACATTTTTTCTTGAGGAGGAAAGCATCCAGTGGCGGTAATGAGGGCGGAGATATCTTCTTGGGGTTGCCCATCACTGTTGAGATAGGCGAAATGCGATTCCCAGCGAATGAAGGCACGGCCTGCACGAGATTGACCTTGGAGTTCAAGTCCCCGGCCAATAGGGCCAACGGGAGTTTTCTCTAAGCCAAGAATACTCATCGGGCGACTCCTATCTCAAACGGGCCCCACTCAAACCAAAAATAGCAACAGCCGGTGCAGTGGAAACTCGGGCGCCACACCCAACAACGGAGGGACCAGAGCACCCAGAAGCGGCCATGTTCAAAATACATTAGTACAACCGTTCCTTCCGATTCACCATCGTCAAGGCCTTGCGGAGCTTCCCCAATTCTCGGGTCCGGTTATGCTTGGCGGTATGCTCGCCTCGGTCCACGGCTTTGAGGTTGAGCGGGGAATTGTTGCTTTTGTCCTCGTCCAAATGATCGCGGACTTGACCCGGGCCAGCCGGGATGACTTTCATGTGCTTATCGCTTTTCCGATCTCTCATGAGACTCTATCCTTTTCCATAAATTGTCGGTGTCCGATACGCTGGATATCAACCGTATCGAGTTGAAACTGTTGGGCCATCCCGTGAATGTAGAACCACACATCTTGGAGACGTTCAAATTGGGCGATGCCGTGCCCCGGGTCATTGTTCATGTCTACGTATTGGACGGCGACATGCCACGTCATGCCGGGGAGTCCAATGTTATCGATGGGGGAGTTGAGAGCGGGGCTGCCAAACATGGGAACTCCTGTTCTTGATACACCACAAAACGAGGTTGTTCAACTTTCAATGTCGCCCACCCCGTGTCCCACTTGAGTTCGGGCGGGAAGGAAGCGGTGACGGGGCCAAGGCCGACAATTTGGTGGATGCCATCCAAGCGGAGGAGGACAACCCGTTTATCGAGAGTCATTTTGGTGAAGTATTTCTGCTAGGGCAAATGCTGCTGAAGAACAACATCCGTCGCACCCATGAACCCCCATCCAAGTCTCGTCCCAATGATTGGAGAGGGATTTGACAGGATGACCAACTCCGTGCGGACAGATAATCTCCACACGTTTTCCGTCTTCGCGTAAGATGGCGGGCCATTCCGTCTTAAAGGACGAGTTAGTTTTCGCGCAGGTCATTTAGAATATCCGTTCTTTTCGTTAAACCCCGTCACCTTGAAGTTCGGTGCCGCCGGCAACTTCTCCAACGCCACATGACAATAGGTGCAGTGGGGCCAGATGGCGCGCATCTGAGCTTCGGATTCCCCCGTTGGCAGATACAAGTCTACAGTTTTGTGCTGACATTGGGGGCAGCGGAAATCATAGCGGGGCGACATACCCGGGAATATGCAATCTCCGTGCCAACTCATGGTAAGATGGTAGAAGGAGGGTTTCAGTGTCGAAGTCTCGGTCTAAAAAGGTCGCAAAGCGTCCCGGGCGCCCCCAGATCCTGGGACCGGCCCTGGTTCAGATGCCTGCTGCCCCCTCGCCGTCCCTCCCTCCGGCGACGACTGGACTCACACTGGAGCCTTCCCCTATTCCTCAGCGCAATAAGTGTCCTCGGTGTGGGACATTGAATGCGCCGGATCGACCGTCCTGTGCCATCTGTGACTTGGATCTGAAGGCCCTCGTCACAGCGGGACGGCCAACGTGGTGGTTGCCACCGGACTCGAAAGTTCGCCGCTGTGCTCTCCTGATTATGGCCATGCGCCTCGCGGGCATGGAAGATGGGGAGATTGCCAAAGGGTTGGACATTAGCCCCAAGTCGATTAGCGGGTATATCTATCGGGCGGGGAAGAATGGCTGGCTGAATCTGGACGCGCCCCGGGAGCGGCTCGAATACCAGATGACGAACCGGGCGCTCGATAATTTGGAGGAAATGCTGGAGGATAATACGGCGTTACCCCCAGGTGTGAAGATTGTGAAGCACGAGGCAACTCATCGCTTGCTCGAAGGCACCCTATATAAGCAATTCTCGGAGCCGGTCCAACAGCAGGTGCAACAGACGGTCGTGGCCGTCAAGATTGAAATGCCCGCAGGTCCCACGCCCGCCGTCCGCGACGACACCACCGGAGGCACCCCGGCGTTTCTGGATGCCGCCATTCACGAGGGAGACTCAGATGGCTGAAATTCGTACCGAAAAGATTGAAGAGATGGTGAACGGGGCGCTCGACGGGATTGCCGCTCACGCAGAGGAAGCGTCGGCCAGTGAAGTGTTTAGTGCGCTGTTGACGGTGGGGTATCGAGCGATTCTGTCGGCAAAGTCTTTGGGCTATGTGGAGTTGGTGCGTCCGGTGATTGAGAAGTTCTATGCGGAGTTGCCGCCGATTTCGTCTGAGCTCGTGCACTAATGGGGCATTCCTTCGGCAATAATCGGCATGATGGGTATGAAGCGAAGCCCTATGTGTATGCGCCGAAGTGGGAGAAGACCGTAGACTACTGCCCCGACCACAAGCCTTCTGACTCTGGCACGTTTATCGAGGAGCGGAAGAAAGATATCATGTGGTTGTTGCCCGTCGCTGGGCTGGGCGTGCTCGTGATGCGCGCCGAGTATGAGCTGGCGGGCGAGACGATGACGATGGTGTTTAAGGGGGTCAGTGAGTTCAGCGATCAGGAAATTGGGTGGCGGAAATGAAAACCGCTATTGAGATGTTTGTCCCG